CGCACGCGAAAACTTCTCGACGTCGCGCTCGACCGCTTCGACCTGCCTCAGCAGGTCCTTGACTCGTTGCTCGAACAGAACCCGCATCTTGTTCGGGGCGCCCTTCTTCTTGACCTTGAACCGCGCCGCCAGCCGTTTCAACATCTCGGCGTTGTCGAGCGCGTCGCGTTTCGACTTCTCGGCGCCGGCGCGCTGCTGGCGCAGGAACGTCTTGGCGTCAGCCACAATATCATACTGGTCATAATTGCCGCCGCGCGCCGTGATGCCTTCGAATACGTGGTCGATCGCCGCCACCACGCAATTCATCGCGTGCGCGTCGCGATCGTCGGGCCGCGTCTCGTCGATCACGCCATCGCGGTCGAACCGCGCCCGCCGCTCAGCGTCGCTGAGCACATCGCGCGCCAGCACCAGCGCCGCAAACTTTTCCGCCTTGCCTCCGCGATCGGGATGCGCCACCTTGGCCTTCGACCGATAGGCGCGGCGCACCTCGTCAACCGTCGCGTCCGGCGCGACGCCAAGCTCGTCGTAGGGATTCATGTTCTTCCCTTCGCAATCTTTCCCGTTTCGCCTGCAGCTTTTCGCGCAGCGTCAGTTCGGCGTCGGTCTCGTCCTTTTTGTCCAACCGCCGGCTGTCGACCTTCATCTCAACCCCATCCGCTCCCGCCACGTCTCCTCGACCGGCGCCGCGGCGGCGCTCTCCGCAGCCGACGTCTCGACAGCATCAATATACGCTAAGCATATCCCACGCAGATAGACAGCGACCGGCTCGCCCATCCGCAACGCCAGCTGCTTAATAGCGCCCATCTCAGCCTCGGTAAAATTTAACGACACGGCCTCGGATCGCGTCTCGGTCTTCTTATGCGCCGGCATCTTGCTTCTCCCGTTTCGCCAACCCGTCCAGGTAACCGTCATCATAGCCGCGGCGGTAAGACCCGTCCTCGTCTTCCGGTTCGGTGTAGTTAACAATCACGTCGACGACGCGCGCCCATTGCGTTTCCGGCATGCCGGGCGGACGCTTCCCCAAACGGTAAGCGTTGAAATAGATTTCGTCGCCTTCAATTTTCAATTCTCCCACTTGCCTTCCTCCTTTTGCGTCACCAGCCGCTCAACCCTCGCCTCGAGATCATCATGCGCCCGCATGCGCCCCGTCAGCATCTGGTTCAGGCTGGCTCGCGGCACCCCAAGCTCAATCGCCATGCCCGCTTGGGTGGTCTTGCCGCGCGCGATCAATTCCGTGACGCGGCGGCCGAGACCGGTGTCGTAACGTGTGCGGCGGCTCATTCTTTCTTCCGATACACAACTAGTTTCCTGCGATTGATCTCGTGGCTCAGATACCAAGCCGCTTTCTCCAAGTCCTGAATATCGTCGCCGTTCTTGAGCCCGGCGCGCCAGATGTATTTGACAGCATTCCCAAGATTGAACCCGAAATGTTCGACAATCGTGATGCATTCGACGCCGGACGGGTGCGACGCATAATGCTTCGGATGGTTGACCGGATCGTCGTTCACTCCGCCGCCTCCCTGCGCAGCCGCGCGATGATGGTGTCTACCGTCGACTTGCTCACATTGAACGCATCAATCATGGCGCGCCGCGTCATGCCGGCGGCGTGGCCGTCACGAATCCGAGCCGCGCGCCAGCGCTCCAGCTCTTGAATGGCGGCGCGCGCTTCTCGCTTCCTTTTATTTTCAATCATCGCCGCCAGCTTGCGATTAGTATACGGCGACACGAACCCGAAATTCTTAGCATGGTAAGCAACCGCCGCGTCGCTCACCCCAAACTCACGCGCGATCGACGCGAACGTACGGGTGGGATGCATCTTCAACGCGCGGCGAATGAGGATCGGGTTGCGGCCGGTCATTTCTGTCTCGCGATAGGAACAACACCGGGATGCTTGCTCTTCATATGCGCCGCAAGCGTCGCGACATTTTGACCTGAATAAGATCGTTGCGGCGAGCCACAAATACGAGCGGGTCGATCATTATTCCTCCTCCGGCGCGAGAGGCAACGCGCGGATAATTGCAACGTCGCTCTCTCGCTGAACAGCCGCGCCGTCCGTTCGCGCAACGCCAAGCATGTTGTCTTTTTCGTCAAGGGCGACCCTATTCATCGCGACGGACTCCGCCGCTCTTTCCCGCATCTCCGCTGCCCCGGCTGCATAGGCGCGGCGCAGGGCGCGTTCGATCGCCTTTTGATAATCATCGCGATCTTCGTACGCGCCGATCGTGAGTGCCCGCGCCTCGCGCTCAATGTCGAATGGCTCAGTCATTGTCCCTCCTTCGGCCGCGCGGCGAGACATTCCACTAAAAACGCCGCGCAAATAAAATCCAGTAACCCTAATAAATCGCCTTGCATCAGAAGCATAAGCCCAAGGCCGATATTGAAGCCAACGATCGCCGCGATAATTTCCCGTTTCCGCGCCGTCCGCTCGACCAGCTTCTCGTAGTCATCGGTCATGGGCGTCAATCTCCATTCAGCTCAATCATATCAAGGATGAAACTGTCCATCGGTTGATCCGCCACATCGTCACAAGTCCGATGCGTTCGGTAGAAATAGCTCCGGGCGGCATATTCACCGGCGTGCGTAAAGGAATGAGTTCTCACGTCATCAGGGCGCAAGGGAAAACCACAAAACAGACACGGCGCGTCGCGCGGCGGCTCATAGGCCGGCGTGGTTTGTGTGGCGTCCTCGAACCAGCCATAGAAAGCGTTGCCCTCACTCATGGGCGGCGTCCTTGGATGGGAGCGGTTCGAAGCGGCCGTCCATAAATTCGCTGTACGGTCGCGCCCACAACTCTCCTGTCTGCTCGCACTGATAGATGACAAGTTGCACCATGTCAGCCAGTGGTTTGCTCGTTTGAAGCTTTCCTCTTTGTGTCAAAATGCGATACGTCGTCCCGCGCTTCTTGTGGCGCACGCGCTCTCCCCGTTCTCCCGCTAGGGCGGCGTCGATGCCCACGTGCTCAAACGCGACTAGCTCGTTTTTGAAACTATCCAGCGCGCGACGTATTTCCACAAAGGCGTCTTCTTCGGAGGAAAATCGTTCGGCTCGGCCTACATCCGTCGTTACATTGTGATAGTCGCCCCTACCGCGCAACCATTGAGGCGGAGAACAACCACGGCGCTCAATAAGCCAATACGTTTTTTGTCTCGCTATGGCGGCATCGATGACGACTTGCACATCGGCGCATTTGCGCCAATCTGGCGGGTCTTCTGGATTCAGTGCCTCCCTGGCCATGCACAGCGCTTCATCTCTCGGATCGGCGACGGGCTTTCCAACAAGGGCGGCGTCGAGGGCGGCGATGCCTTTGCAAGCTATCTTGCCAATTAGCTCAGGAACCGGCTCGGCGCTGAAGTCGCGTATTAACTCCAGCGCCTCCCTCGCCGTGCGCAGGGCTGCTATCTCAACCGAGTTGTCGGACAGGACTTTAATGTCGATGTTAAGATGTTTTACTAAACGGCGCAGGTTGCTTTCTTTTTCCTCCGCGGTGCGCAGGGCGGATTCCAGCGCGGCTTGTTTCGCCATGAAGTTCTGATGCATGGTAGATGGCGAGCCAAGTTCTTCTATATGCTTTCGCAAGCGTTCGATCTCGTTAGCGGCTTCAATGCAAGCGTGCGGCGTCATATCAGGCCATTTGTGCAGTCTAGCAACAATGTCCATTGGATTTGCCTCACGTTCGCGCCGCTTGTGCTGTCCTTCAACCATGTTTGAAGTGTCGCGAATTGGTTTTCCTTTAGTCATCACATTCCTCCAGCCGTAATGTCGGCGCGCGCCTTGGAAAAATTATCATCCGTATAGGGGAGATTTCTCGCATCGCACCAGCGCTGCAACTGACGGCGGGTCGGGCCGAGGCCGAGAGCATGGTGGACGGAAGTCGCCAAAGCGAGCACCGCGCCGCTTATCATTTGCGCCAGCAAGCTAGCCATTCGGCCCCTCCGCTCATTCGTGGCTCAGCCAATCGGGTAACCCTTGCAGCATGTAGCGCACCATCTCAGTCGCCTGCCCAGCGTCGAAAAGATTTGTGCCCGTTGGCCAATCGTGATCGGCTGGTTCGTGCGCATAGTTCGGCCTTCGGTAGCTGATCCCATTGTCGGGATTCCAGGGCTGCGGCAATCGCCAAATAAGAAAGCGGTCGACCATGTGTTTGATTTGAGCGTCGGTCATTTTGTTACCATCATCTCAAGATAGCGAGAAATTCTCGGCGCGCCGCCTGCTATTTCTCATCAGCCTCCCGCAAAAGCCTATCGCTGATGCGGTCTTGGCCATCCATTTGCCAGAAGCGCGCGTGTGCGGTCTCGAACTTGCGGAACGCTGCGCCTGCCGGCGTTTCATTCCACTCGCGTTCCTTTGCCGCGTACTCCTGCTACGACTCAGATGTTGTCATCTACCCCTCCTCTTTCTCTCCCCGCACGGCCTTGACCGCGTCGGTAAGCGCCGCTGCCACCTTACATGGCACCCAGACATATCCAGGCGCGCTCGCATCGGCGTCATAGAGCTTGCGCGCGCCTTCCCATTGCTGGGCGATGGGCCCCGCCGCCTCTATCAGCGCATAAAGGCGTGCATTCTTTTCTGCCAGCTCCTCGCGTAGACGAGCAATCAGCAACGTAGTCACCATGGCCTCTTTTATTTCCTGCGATCGCTCAGTCATTTTTCTCCTCCTTGTAGAATGCGGCGAGGGCATCTAGTTGTATCGTTGAAATTGATGTAGTACCGGTTCTCGCCCAATCACGACCGACCATCGCAGTTTTATCGAGCGCGACTATTCGCTCCACAATCGGCGCCGCCGCCTCCAAGACTGCGCGCAGCTTCGCAATCTCAGCGCGCAGATCGGCGATGATGGTTTGCTCCTCGATCGCGGCGTTGAGCGCCGAGGCGATGGCGGAGGCGATCTCCCGTCGCGGTCCCGGCCCATACACGGTTGCACAAAAAAGCGGCTCATCACACATTACTTCGGAGCCACAAGACGTTAACGGCCCCATCGCGCGGATCACATCGCGCCAGTTGCGGTCAGTCATTTCCGTTCCTTCCCTAAACGTCCCGCCACATCGTGGCCGGAGGAACAGAAAAGAAATGTGGTTCGCGCGTCAGGTCAACCGCGACATCGTCGCTCCACTCGACGTTATCGGGCGGCCCCGCCTGCCCGCCATTACGATCTTGGATGAAACGGTAGAGCCACGACGGCGGTGGGGCGTCGACCAGCTTTTTCAAGTCGCGCACCCGCATAGACGGCTCCATCGTGCGGAACTTCTTCGTATTGTACCAGAAGTAGTGCGGGCCGAGATGATTGGCTGCAAGGTGCTCATTGCGATCCGCAACCGCAACGACCTTTCCGCAAACGACACAAGTAGCACTATCAACGTCGCTCATCATGGTTGCTCCATTTTCTTCAAAGCCTCGGCGAGGGCAAAGGCATCTTTGGTCGAAATCATTATAGCGTCAACGCGCGATGTTTGAGCTATTTCGAGATAGCGTTCCAACTCTTCTACTTGCTCCCTGATTGGTGCACATGCCGCCAGCAGTTCGCCAAGCCCGGAGGCGACAAGAGCATCGCGCGCGATTTCCGCAGGGGGAGCATCAGCCCAAAAGCTGTTGTGGATTGCCTTCCTAGCCCGTTCCACCGCCGCCTCGGGAATGTCAGCCATAGTATCCTCGCTGCGGCCAAGGGTTCCGATTCCGAGCGTCAGCCGCCGATGAATAGCAGCACAGACGCTAAAATCGTCAGGGGCCGCGGGAAACGTGGTTTCATCTTTTATATGATGGGCTCGATTAAGGTGGATGTCAACCCCGCCGTAGCGAACTGCCCTTGATCGGCCGGCTGGGTCGACGCGGCTGGGACGACCGGACGCCGCAACTATTAAGGCTAATAACCTGGATTTACAGAATTTTTTGGGGCGGGGGGTCGAAGGGAGGAAACTTCACGCGGGTCCTCGCGACCCAACGCGCGCACGGATTCGCACTCGCGAGCCGCGCCTGGCGCCTGCAGCCGCCTCGAGGCCGCCCCGACCCGGCGCCCGCCCTCTCGTTCACGTTTTCGTGATTAAATTGTGTCTCGCTTGAGTACACGCAACGAGGACAGAAAATAATTGTCTCATACGGCTTGACACGCGGCTATTCGAGACGTATTCTCACGCCGTCATAGAGACAACGGAGACAACGCACATGCAGATGTATCCTCGTTACTACAAAGTCTCACCCCGCGGTTTCGCGAACGAGACTATCTATCTTATCGCGCGAAACAGCGTTGAGGCCGCTATCTATGAGCGCGACTATGACAGCCTGCCCGACAGGCAACCCGGAGCAATAACAGGGTGGACGCGAGATCGTCAGGCTCGCATTCCTGGCGTAGCCGTCGCGTTCGATATGCGTCATTGGGTTCTGAATTTGACCATCCCACCACGAGGTAACGGAGTACCACAATGAGGTATCGAAATACCACACTCACGCGCATCTACTTTTTCCAGGTCGCTCAATACCTTACGCTGGCGCTTGAGCTGGCGTGCGAGCTGATGATCGCCGGCGCGATCGTGGTTTGCGTCTATGCGCTGGTTAGATAATCGAGTGATCGCGCGGGACGACGCCAAAACGATACCGTTTCGTTTTGTACTTTTTGTACCACCTAGCCTCGCGCGTACGTCGTGTAGCCTCGTAAACCTATACCGTCGACAAGCCGTACCGACAGGAGAGAACGAAAATGGCAAAGCACCACGACCTAATCAATCTTTTCCACACTTGCCGCAGTATGATAAGGGCCGAAAACAAATCGACAAACGTGAATCATGACGCGATGCTTCGCGCCGCAAAAGAATTTACTAAGAAATATCCGAGCTGCAGCGAAAACCGCGCTTATAAAGAACTGTCTCGGATGCGCGACAACGCTAGCTACATCCCCGCTTTCCCCGATTGATTACGCGTACGTCGTGTAGCCTCGTAAACCTATACCATCGACAAGTCGTACCGATGACAAGGAGCCTTTAAATCCCACTTGACACGCCTACCAAGATACGAGACAATACCGCCTCGTTCTAACCTACGGAGACAACGATGAACAAGCCCGACATGATACTTTGGTTAGATGATGCCCGTGGCGTCTATATTCTACGCGATTTCGCCACCTCGTTTCAAAACCGTAACGAATCAGTCTCCGGAGTATCGGACGAAGACTGGGAAATCTTAGAAGCCGGTCCTGATCATGAGTGTTATTGGGATACATGGAGCGATGTGGAACAAAACGCTCAAGTAATCGACGAAAACGGCGTCAAATACCGCCTATACATGAACGGCGATTTATGGCTGGTTCCCGAGGGAATGGAATATAACGAAGAAACCGACTCGTTCGAATGGCCAAACGACGATCTCATAGACGACTAATCCCACTTGACACGCCTACCAAGATACGAGACAATACCGTCCCGTTCGAACCTACGGAGACAAAACCATGGATTACGGTTTCATTCACGAAGGCCGCGTTTTTACTCCGAACGCAACACCGGCGATCGCCCCGGACGCGCGCAACGCCGAAATCGAACAGCTCGAGCTCGCGCAATGGGCCGAGCAGCCGGAGCGTTTCCACTGCTACGTCGACCGGTCGAATCTCGTCACAACCTGGCGCGGGAAGCCGCTTGGCAAGATCGTCTCCGAGGGCATGGACGACGCGCAATGCGATCGGGCTGCAAATGAACTAGAAACTTATTACCGAATTCACATCCAAGAATGTAACGATCAACCGGAGTAACCACCATAAAATTCACGCTTGAAATCAAATGCGACAACGCGGCGTTCGAAGGACCGGGACTTGGCGAGGAACTAAAACGTCTTCTTCGCTCAGTATCAACACACGTTGAGTCCTTTCATTCGCAAAAGGGCGCCGTATCTTCAAAGCCGCTTCGCGACAGCAATGGGAACGCCGTTGGATGGTGGAGGCTTACACAATGAAATACGGATACGCCCGCGTCTCGTCGCACGGCCAATCGCTAGACGAGCAAATCGCCAAACTACGCGCCGCGGGGTGCGAAATCATCCGCGCGGAGAAAGTTTCCGGTAAATCGCTGGAAAGCCGTGACGAACTCGAAACCCTGCTGCAGTTCGCCAGGAGCGGCGACGAAGTCTGGATCACCCGCATCGACCGCGCCGCCCGCTCCTTGCGCGACCTGCTATCGATCGTCGAGCGCCTGCGCGAGCGCGGAGCCGCGTTGCGCGCCACCGACCAGGCGCTTGGCGACCCTGATACGCCAGCCGGCGCCGCCTTCCTGTCGATGCTCGGAGTCTTCGCGCAATTCGAGCGCGACCTGATCCTTGAGCGCCAACGCGAAGGCATCGCTCGCGCCAAGCGCGAAGGCAAGATGAACGGGCGCCCGGGCCCGCGCGTCGAACGTGGGGCGGTCGCGCGTCTGCTTGCTGAACAAGTGCGGCCAGTCGACATCGCCAAGCGCCTGAAAATCGGCCGCGCCACCGTTTACCGGATCATCGATGAACTATCAGGGGCCGCAACATGAAAAATAAAATAAAAAACGTCTCAACCACCGTCACCTTTGGATAACCTTGGCTCGCGCCGCCCGTTCGCCGGGCGGCGCCGGCCTGTCTGCTCGCTCCCGCTCCTTGACCGGTGAAAAATCAGGCGCGGCGACGCCCTTTTTTGCCAACGCCGCCGCACGTACCCGCGCTCCGCCGTTATGCGCTGCGATCTTAAGTTGGCGTCGAGATGTCACCCTAAAATTAAAATACTCGTCGAGATAAGGCTTGATGTCTCGAAAAAGCTCCATAATGTCAATGCGGTGCATTCGCCACGTCGTTCCGTGCGCCCGACAAATCGAAAATAACTCGCTAGAACTAATCGGTAAATCTCGACATTCTGTGAGCCAATAGTGTTCAACAATACTCCAAAGCATGCCGCGCCCCGCCGCCGGAAGCGCTCTGTAAATCGGATGCTCAACTATAGGCTGAATCGGTATCGGGTACACAACCCTGCGCTGCTTTTTCATATCCGCGAAAAGCCGCCCTGCCGTCCCCTTGTCAAGGCCAGGGATCATTAACCGACGCTGATGTCCACCTTCAATCCGATCCGCCCCGAGGTCGATCCGTCGTGTTGACGTCCACCGCGACTTGACAAACCGTCGCTTCGTCGCTATCACTCCTCAGACCGGTACTCTACCGAGATACGACGCAACTCGAAACGAAACAGTACCCTATAGTCCGCTGTTCGCCTCTTTGTTTTATTCAGGGCACCCTTAAGGGGGTCCCTAATAAAGTGACGGAACCCGAAGTCGCGCGCGCGAGGAGATTTCCCGATGTACTCTAAGACCTGGCCGAGACTGGTGGATAACGGCGCCGCGCCGGAAAATGCGATATGGATGCGGTCGCGAAAATGGGTTGGGCGCGTGAATTTTTTTCGAAGCTCGGCTGTAGGACTTAGCGTAAACGAGGCGCAGTGCGCTCGGCTCGAGAATTTACGGCGGCTGATCGGCTGGTGGGAAAAGGATGTTTACCGCGACGTTCTCGCCGCAGCGTTAAAATGGCCGCGGATGCGGCGCGAGAAAACCAATAAAAAAGGTAAAGTCAGCGTCAGGACGGCGATGTCGTGGCCGGATGACTTCTCGCGCAACGTGCTTGCCGTGGTCAACATGAGCATCGCTCGCGAATGGGAAAAACGCGACGACGGGCCGCCGGCGTTTCTGGCTCCGATCCAGCCGGGCGGGTGGGAATGGACGGCGCTGACGCGCTCGCTGACGCGCGAGCTCGGCGAATTCGAGCGCCAGGTGAAGAACGGTCAGACGCCGACCCGATCGCTATCGGCGATTACCACCGTCCGGCTCGGGGGCGGGATTTTGTACGGGGCGCCGCTTACGCAAGAAAAAGACTTCCTGGAGATCGAAGGACTTGGGCGCGTTTACGTCCCCGACGCGCCTGAGAGCGTCGAACTCGCGTGGTACTGCGAAGTTGCGTTGATCCGGCGCACCTGGATGATTCGTTTCGTGTTCACTTCGGAAAAACGGGTTCCCGCAACCTTTTCAGTGTCGAGGGTGAAATGACTACGAAAACCGACCAGCTGACCGCCATGCTGACTTGTGAGATTTTGAACACGCTGCACCGCTACGGGCGGGCGGCGCGCGAGCTTGGTTGCGAGCTCGGACGCGCACTTAGGCCTGGGAAGCGCAGCGAGCTTCCGGCGCTGCTCGAGGCGCTGGGCGGGACGGTCGAGACCGAGGCTGCCTTGATCGCCAAGCTGGTCGAGGCTGAAAGCACGGGACAGGAACTGATCAAGCCGAAACGCGGCCGGCCGCCGACGCAGGCCGACGCCGCGCTGCTGTACGGCCTCGTGAAAGACTTGCACGCCGTCTGGCGAGGGCGCGAAATCATTCCCTCGCCCGCCTACCTGGGGCAGATCGACAGCCGGGTGGCGGTCGCCGACGACCTGATGGCGGCGCTGCGGGGCGAAACGATCGGTCAACGACGCTGACCCTTGCGTGACGAAAATACGACACCACTACCGGCAGCGGCTTGACGCCGCTGCGATTGCGAGCGTCAAATCGACCTTCCCGCCAGGAGGAAATCTCATGCTCGAATTCCGTTTTGCGCTTTTGAGCTCCGTTTCCTTCCGCGCGCTTACCTTCGCCCGCTGGCCGCTTTACGCCTAGCCGCGCCGTGGTCCCCTTATCCGAGACTGAAACATTGTTCGCCTGGGCGCTCGGCGAGCGGCTGGCGCTGTTTCCGATTCCAGCCAATCGCAAGCGCCCGCAAGGCATCGTCCGCTCGCACGCCGAGGACTGGTCGAAGGATCGCGACCAGTGGCGGCGCTGGCGCGACGGGACGAAGGGCTGCAACTTTGGAATTCCGGCCGGCGCGTCGGGACTGATCTTTGTGGACGTCGACGTCGATTCCGAAGGCCGCCCCTGGCTCGCCGATTATGTCAATTGGGACAGTAGTGCTGACCGATCGGCCTGCGTGCATACGCCGAGCGGCGGCCTGCACTTCTATTACCGAGCCGACGACGCCGCTAATTTACGCCAGCCGGATATTTTGCGCCGCCGCATCAACGTGCGCGCCGGCCGCGGCTACGTGCTGGCGCCCGGCTGCCGCACGCTCAACGCCGTCGACGACCAGGCGTCCGACGGCTGCTATGCGGCGGAAGCGGCCTTCCGGCTGATCCCGCCGGCCACCGCCAAGCTGCTTACGCATTGCGCCGGCGTGATTGACCGGCCGCGGGTCGATCACGCTCCCGGCAAGCTCGACGGCGACGGCCTGCCGGCCGATCCGGTGGCGCGCCTGGAGGCCGAGACGCGCGAGCGGGCGATCCTCGAGCGGCTGCGCGGCGCGGGACGCGGCGAGCGCAACAACCGCCTCAACGAGGCGGCGTTCGCGCTTGGCGGGCTGGTTTCCCGCGGCCTGCTCGAACTTGGCCGCGCCGAGGCGGCGTTGCGCGCCGAGGGCGAAGCCTTGGGCCTGCCGCGCGAAGAAGTTCGCGACACGGTGCGCTCTGGTCTGCGCGCCGGCCCGCGCGCCGAGGAGCCGCGCAGCGCCCTGGGGGCCCTGTTCGCCACCGCCGCGCCGATTAAGGCGTTTCCTGAAAAACCCTCGCCAGCGGCTCCCGCCGACGGTTTTACGGCCGTTCCCGAGCCGATCGTCGAGCGGTTGCTGCTCGAGGGGGCGGTGACGACGCTTTCCGGCGCGTCGGGCTCCGGCAAGACGACGCTGGCAGCCTCGCTGGTGGCGGCGTCATGCGCTGACTGCTGGGATTTCAATCTCGGCTTCGCTCCGAACATGAGCAACGTCGGGATACGACCGGCCGCCTGGCTGTTCGTCAGTTACGAGGGCGGCCAGCACATCGCCCGCTCGACGGCGGCCTGGCACGCCGGGACAGGACTACGTCCTGTCCGCTCGGAGCGCTGCGAGATGCTATGGCCGCGCTCGGGTCCGCTGGTCGCCTCGCACAAGCGCGAGGTCGTCATCGACGAGCGGCAGGTCAAGGAACTGACGGCGCGGCTCGAGATTCTGCGCAAGCTCGGCCTGCCGATCGCCGTCGTCATCGACAACGCCACCGCGGCGGTCGAGGACGCCACTGACAACGTCCAGGTCAGCGTCTTCATGCGCGCCATGAAATCGCTGGCCGAGCAGGGCTGCTCGGTGCTGATCCTGGCGCATCCGCCGAAAGCCCGCACGTCGACGGTTTACGGCTCGCATATCTTTCTGGCGCTGGCCGATATCGTCGGCGACATCAGCCTGCTGCGGCGCGACGTCGACGGCGGCTGGCTGCAGTGGGTTTCGTTCGAAAAGCATCGCGACGCGCCGAACGGCAAGTGCCTCGAATTGCGTTCGCGGCGACTGAGCTACCCGATCATCGAGCTTCCGGAAAATTGGGGCCACGGCAATTCGCAGATGCGTCAGCGCCAGATCGAGGATTTGCATATTCCGTATATCTACTCGATTCGCGTCCGCGCCGGAACTGATCGCGAAAACGCCGTCGCCGGCGTCGAGCGCGCGAGCGAAGTTTCGCCAAAAGAAGTGCAAAACTTTAGCGTCAAAAAAGATGGAGAACAAAAATGATAAAAAGACCATCTCTTGATGTGCAAATGCTTGATCTGATTCGCATCATGAACGAAGACGAGCCGATGCTTCCAGAACAGCTCAAACGCGCCGTCATAGCGACGCGGCAAATGGATCAGCGTCGCGCGAAACGTCAACGAAAAAAATAAAATGCCTCTCCTCCGCTATCACGACGGCGCGTTTTTCGCGACCGGCCTCTCGACCGACGCGATTCGCGCCGTCATGTCGTTGCAATGGCGCTCGCATCCCGATTCGACCTACGCTAATCCGCTTTGGATGACGCGCTCGCCGTATCTGGCGGCGCCGTTCTGGGATTGGGTCGGCGACGAGGCGACCCGCCAGGCGCTCGGGCCGTTCGCCTGGAACTACCAGACTTCGTTCGCCAAGTTTCCGATCGCCGGGACCGGCGTCGATTCGATCCGCCTGCCGGTCGACGAAACTCCATATCCGTTCCAGATCGCCGGCGTGCAGCGCGGGTTGTTGCGCGACCGGCTGCTGATCGCCGACCAGCCGGGCTGTGGAAAAACGGTAGAAGCGCTCGGCGTCGCCAATATGACGCGACCGCGGCGCACCGTCATCGCCTGCCCGACGTTCCTGACCGAAAATTGGGCCAACGAATGCGAGCGCTGGCTGGTCGATCCGCAGCCGATCACCATTCTGGACCGCGCTAAAAAATCACTCGGCGAGCGCGGCATCGTCATCGTTCCTTATTCGCGCGGCCACACGTTTCACGCGCAGCTCGCCGCCGGCCCGCCGATCGACCTGCTGATCATGGACGAACTGCATCTATTAAAATCCGGATCGGCGCGCCGCACCGCCCCCTGGCTGGGCGGAAACGGCCTCGCGCGCGCGGCCAAGCGGGCGATCGGCCTGACCGGCACGCCGACGCCGAATCATCCCGGCGAACTCTACGGCCCGCTATCGGTGCTGGCGCCGGAGCTGGTGCGCGGCGTCAGCGCCGCGCAATTCGCTGATATCTATTGCGCCACGACTGAATTCAAGAAAAAGGTCACGCTCAAAAGCGGACGCGATAAGCAAATTGAAATCAAGAAGATAGAGAGCAAGAACGAGCTCGTATTGAACGCCGAGCTGCGCGCTTCCGGCGTCATGGTGCGCCGGCTCAAGAACGACGTGCTCGAGCAGCTGCCGCCGAAGAACGTCTATTTCGTGCACATGACGCCCACTGCGGAAATCGACGCGCTGGTGCGCGAGGAGGCCGATCTTTACCAGCAATTGGAAATGCGGATCGTCACGTCGACGGAATTGATTGCGCTCAAAGGCCACATCGCCAGCGTGCGGGCGCGGCTCGGTCTCTTGAAAGCTCCGAAGATCGCCGAGTATGTGCAATCGATCTTTGACGCTGGCGAGGACCGTGTCGTGCTGTTCATGCTGCATCTGGCGGCGATCGACGCCGTGGCGCGGCATTTTGCGGCGGGCGACGTCGTGGTGCATCCGCTGACCGGCGCCGAATCGCCGCTGACGCGCCAGAATCGGGTCGCCGACTTTCAAAAGCCGGGCGGTCGCAAGCTGGCGATCGGCCAGATTCGGGCCGCCGGGCTCGGCTTGACGATGACTGCGGCGCGCTGGGGCGTGCTGGGCGAAATCTCGTGGACGTGGGATGACAACAGCCAGGCGATCGACCGTCTCCACAGAGTGACGCAAACGAGACAGGTAGAGGCGCCCGTACTCACGTTTCCTCATGCGGTTGAACAACGCGTCGTCCGAGCTAACGCCAGAAAGGCGCTTTCGTCGCGAAATGTTTTGGATATTAATCTTCAGCGAATGATTAACAACGGGGCGGCGGCTTAAAATGGTAGCGGGAATTTACAAAATAGCCATTCATCGTTCCGATTACGATATCTAGCGCGCTGTGTTAGAATGTCAGAAATCGCTACCGCCACCCAGACCCGTAAACAGCTCGAACGCCAACGAGAACAAAATAACTGTTGACGTCAACCTATCTCGCATGCTACTCGATGCGGCGGAATAGCCGAGACCGATTCGCGATGAAATCTCCCAGGCCGTTGAAATTTAAGATGGTTCTCGACAATGGCGATATCGAGATTGTTCCTGGATGGGAATCGTCGCTGGTGCTCGGAATCCTGAAAGAGGAAGACGAGACTTTCTCTAGCATCATGTTGATGTCAGGCCGGCGTCTGTGGACGGCTTTCGAAACCGTCGACCAAGCCCACGAATTTAATCTTGCGGTGCTGCGTCATAATCGGCTGTTTCCCGGCACGCCTGACATCAATGAGTTTTTTGAGCGCGCCGGCAGTCGCGCGCGGGCGCTGGAATACGTGTCCGACGTGGCGCGCAGGGTCTTGAAGCGGAAGGAGCAGGCAGCATGATTCAGGTATCAAAAAAGATTATCGTCGACGGCGAACCGATTATCGTCACCGCTGACGGCGGGTCGTGGGCGGAAGCGCTCAGCTTGGTCGAAGCGGCGGCCGAAGAACTCGGGGCAGCCCCGGTTGCTTCCGCTGCGGCGGAAGGCGGCCCGAAAAAGCGCGGCCGCCGCACCAAGGCTGAAATGGAAGCGGCGAAGGCTGCGGCGGCTGCGGCCGGCGCCGGCCTGCCGCCACACGCCAACGGTCAGGCGCCGTTGTTGCCGCCCGGACCCGCCACTGTGTTCGGCCCCGGCGTGCATTTCGCGCCGGAAGACCCGGCGCCGATCGGCGAGCGCTCGGTCGGTTTCGACGGGCCCCCGGATTTCGAGACTTCGCCGCCTCCGATCGAACAGGCCGACCCTTTCCAACAAATCAAAGAACAGATCGCCCAAGAGGTCGGCGAGCAGGTGCGGATCGCCCCGGAATGGGAAGGCGCCATCTGCACGATGCGCGACAAGGCGCTGGTCGAGCATCCGAGCGACCTGCAGCTGGCGCTCGGCGACATCCGTCGCTACGGCGATCGCGTGCGGCAGGCCAAGGGAGTGGCGCGATAATGAACGACCACGCGCGCTTCGCCCCATCCGCCGCCCACCGTTGGCTTAATTGTACGGCCAGCGTCAGCGCGGCGGAATGCTATCACGACGAGCACGGCGAAGCCGCGATGGAAGGCACGGCGGCGCACTGGCTGCTCGAGCGCTGTCTTGTGGATGGCGGCGATCCGGTCGACTTTCTCGGCCGGACGATCGTCGTGCGCGAGGATGCGGTCGAGCGCCGGTTCGTCGTCACCAAGGAAATGGCCTACGACGTCGAGACCGGCGTCGGCTTCATTCGCGAGGTTGCGAGCGCGCCGGGTTTATCCGGCGTCGAAGCGCGCATTGATCTGTCGTTTATCGAAGTCAACCAATTCGGCACCTGCGACTTATGGCACTGGTCACAAGATGGCGTATTGACGATTTGCGATTTCAAATACGGCCGCACGAACGTCGAGGCTGAAAATAACCCGCAGCTGATGATTTACGCTGCGGGCGTCATGAATAATGAATTTTTGCGGGCGAGGTTAGACGTCATAAAATCGGTTCGCCTTGTCATCTTGCAGCCGCGCTCGGTCGCCGCCGTTCCGCGCATCAAAACGTGGACCGTCACGCCGGACGTGATCGCGGCGATCGTTCCGCTGGCGCAGGAGCGTATTCTTGAGGCCAACCATCAGCCGCGGTTCGAAATGGGCGAATGGTGCAAGTATTGTCCGGCGCTTGGCGACTGTCCGGCGTCGCAGCGCGAATCGCTGGCGCTGGTGCCGCTGATCAATAGCCTGCCCGACCTGACGCCGAAGGACGCGGCGCGCATTCTGGCGAAAAAGGACCTGTTGGAAAAGATCGTCAAGAAAGCCGAAGCCGTGGCGCTCGACGCCATGCTGCATGGAACGAAACTGCCGGGCCTCAAGCTGGTCACCAGTCGACGGCATCGGCAATGGCGGGACGAATCTTTGGCGCGTCAGGCTTTGGTCGACGTCGCAGGCGACGAGGCTTTGCAACTCGTAACGCCGGCGCAAGCGGATAAACTTGGCGCGGAAGCGAAGCGCGTCGTGGCCGAGTTCGCCTTTACGCCGGACGGCGATCCGGCTGTCGGAGCCGAGAACGATCGGCGCGCACTGTACGTGCCGAAAACAGCAACTGCAATGTTTGGAGCAGGAGGTTAAGCATGCCGTCGGTCAAAACTGAATTCTTTCTGACGCCGGAAGGACGATTCGTCTATCCGTTTTTAGACTTGCCACGCACCAAGGACCCGGCCGGCAAGCCGCTCGACGCACCAAAATATGAAGTTCGGATGTATATTCCGAAAACTTCACCGGACTGGCGGCAGTGCAAGGTTTACGCGATGCTCGCCGCCAAGGTGCAGGAGGTGCTCAACGCCGCGTTTCGCGGCCAATGGCCGATGCGCAACGGCGAGAATTGGCCGATCATTGATTGCGACGCCGACCCTCAGCGCCTGGAACGCGAACCGTGGAGCGCCGGCCACTGGGCGATCGCGCTGCACGCAGGGCAATTCCGCCCCAAGGTCGTCGACCAAGGCAACAACGAAATTCCGGTTGATATCACAGGCCGTTTCCGCGACTTCAAAAGCGGCGACTACGGCTACGCTTCGATCAACTGCTATTCCTACGACAACATCAACAAAGGCGTGTCGTTCGGCGTCGAGGGCGTCAAGAAAACACGCGACGGCGAGATGGTGGGCGGCGGCCAGCGATCAGTCGAGCAGATGTTCGGCGGGCCGCCGGCCGGTCAGCCAGCCTTCCCGTCTGCGCCCTCCGGCTACGGGGCGGCGCAAGGCAGCTTTTCGCAGAACCCAGCCGGGTACGGCGCGCCGTTCAGTCCGCCGCCCGGTCAGCCTCCGCAACAGCAGCCTCCGCAGCAACAGTACGGCGCTCCGCCGCCTCCGCAGCAACAATACGGCGCTCCGCCGCCTCCGCAGCAACAATACGGCGCTCCGCCGCCTCCGCAGCAAGTTTACGGAGGAGCGCCGCCGGCGGGTCCGAATGGGCCGCCTCCGCAATACGCACCCGCGGGATTGCCTCCGCAGCAGCCGGGCTATGGCCAGCAAGGCGGGCCGGGCATGCCGCCCCCGCCGCCTATGGGACCGCCCATCGGCTCGCGATGATACTATGCGATTGGTGAGGGATTTTGAGACACGCTGCGACGTCTCGGTCGTCGACGTAGGGCCGAGGCGTTATGCGGCCGACCCCAGTCTTGAGCTGCTGTGCGTGGGGTTTTGCGTCCACGACGGCTCGAGCTGGGGCCGGCCGCTGGTGGCGGTCGGCGTTGGGGGAACGGATGGACGAGCGGCGATTGAGCGACGTGTCCGCGAAGCTGGATTTCATACGTGTACTCTTGACGACTATCGCGATTGGTATTTTGCTAGTGATGTTTGCGTTGCTCATAATAGCTCATTCGAACGCGCCATCGAAGCCCGTCTCTTTCCCGAGTTCGCAGCATTAAAAAAGCGCCAGTCCTGTACGGCGGCGCGCTCGCGGCGGCTGAGTCTTCCGGGCTCCCTCGAAGACGTGTGCAAGGTGTTGCGGACGCCGCATCAGAAGTCCATGGATGGTCATCGCATCATGCTGCAAGTGTCACAGCCGCGGCCGACCTGGGTCTCGAAACGCCAGGGCGCCAAGTATTTTGAAGACGCCGAGCGGCTGGCCGCGACGGCAATCTATTGCGCGCAGGATATTTTGGCGGAATGCGATCTCGATTCTTATTTGCCAGAGCTTCCACCCGAGGAATACGCCCGCTGGCTGCATACCGAGTTGTGCAACGAACGCGGCGTGCAGCTCGACGTGGAATTGATCAACGCCATGTCGGCGGCGGTCAAGCGCGACGTGGAAAGCGCGTTGGAGATGGCGCGCAAGGCGTCCGGCGTGCAAGACCTAGAACTGACCAACCCGGCGCGCATCCGCGACTGGTGCGCGACGCGCGGCGTCTATCTTCCCGACATGCGCGCCAATACGCTCGCCACTGTGCTGGCGGCCCAGGAGAACGGCGCCAAGCCGCTACCGCCCGACGTGCTGACCGTCCTCGAGGCCAGGCGCACCGTCGGCGGCAAGTCGTCGCTTGGCAAGCTGCCGACGATGCGCGCCAGGGTCATGGACGACAGCCGCGCGCGCGACCTGACGATTTACCACGGGGCCCATACCGGCCGCACCACCGGAGACGGCATCAACGTGCTGAACCTGCCGCGGCCGTATCGCGGCTTCGATCAGGATTTTGTTATCGCTTCGATCTTGAAAGGCGACGATCAGGCAATTCGAGTGAAGCAAAAAGTTTCGCCTTCGACCGCGGTCTCGGCCGCGTTGCGCGGCGTCATTATCCCTTCGAACGGCAATCGTCTGGTCGTCGGCGATTACTCAAGCGTCGAGCCGTGCTGCCTATTTACGTTGGCTAAACAATGGGATGTGGTTGAGATTTTACGACGTAAAGGCGATCTTTACTGCGAGTTTGCATCGCAGGTTCTTCAACGTGAGATCACAGAAAATGATCCCATCGAGCGTACTTTATTCAAGCAAGTAGTGCTTGGGTGCGGGTATGGGCTTTCCGAAGATGGATTCGTAATTAAATGCAACAGCGAAGGCGTTACTGCATCGGAAGAAATGATTCGTTTTGGCCACAAGTCGTATCGAACTCGATTTACGCAAGTGCCTAAATTATGGCGTGGTTTTGAGACGGCTATGAAGGCGGCAATAAGAAATCCTCACGTAGCCTATGCCTATAACGGCGTAAATTTTATGTTTGACGGCTGGTGGATGGTAATGACGCTGCCGGGCGGTCAATCGATGTATTACCCAAACACGCGTCTTGTCGACGGACGGTACGGAGACGACATCGTTTACGAGGGCTGGATGCGAATAGATGGTCGTCCGGCTGGGTGGGGGGACGTTAGAACGTTCGGAGCTCGCATCGTCGAAAACGCCGTTCAGAAAATTTGCAGAGAAATTATGGAGGAAGATCAACAGGAAATTGAAGCCATCCCTGGCTGGGAAGTGCGGCTGACCGTCTATGACGAAATTGTCGCCGAGGCTCCGCGTTCCGACAACTATGCAAAGGAACGGATGACTCACATCATGTCGCAGTCGTCGACCTCGATGCCGGAGATGCCGGTGAGCGCGAAAGTTTTTCTCACTGATAGGTATGTGAAAAAGTGACTTACGACGGGCACTATAAGTATTGCGTCGATCCGGCCTGGACGGTGATCCGGGCGCTCGGCGGCGTGCGCTCGGTGTCCAAAATCCTCAACACTAGCCCGGAAACGGTGTCGCGCTGGAACCGGCCCGCCGCGCAGGACGGAACCGGCGGCTACATTCCGGAAAAGTATTGGGAAGCGATCCTGGCCGCGGCGCAGAAACGCGATCGTCGCGACGTCGACCAGGAATTGCTCGCCAGCGGAGCCATGGAGGTTCTGGACGTGGTTAATCGGCAGAAAGTCAAAGGAACGCGGTTCGAACGGCAGGTCGCCGACGATCTGTGCGATGCGGGTTTTGACGCGGTGCGCGTGCCGTTGTCGGGAGCTCTGAAAGAATTGCCGGGCGATGTCGAGATCAGGCGCTCGCCGACCGGCCGCTGGCTGATCCAATGCAAGATCGGCGGCCGTGGCCCGGACATGAACGGCCGTCAGCGCGTCGCCAACATGCTCGACGAGGCGATCATCGGCTACGTCATCATCCTCGAGAAGCAATACGTGGCGATGCACCAGCGGGTGTTCGAGGACCTGGTGCGCGGAAAGACTTTGAATACGCTGCATATTCCGACCGTGCAAATCCCCGGCAAGACAATCATTAAGCAGCTGCACGGCCACGATGCGCTGGTGTTCCGAAAGTCGGGAAACCGAAATTGGTACGTCGTTATCGACGGCGACAAATATAAAGCGCAAGATGATCAATGATGTGTTACGATAAATACGACGCCGCTTATGACCAGCGACAGAATGACGGCCGCCGCCATCGCTGCGGAAAGAGCGACGCTCCAAACACTGGAAGATTCGCCGCGGCTACGATCAGCTTGCAGCATCAACCCGTCGCTTCTGTCCAAGCGTGACTTGACGTCTTCCAGCTTGGCGTCGAATGCAGCGCCCATGTCCGACAGACGTAAGAGGATCGAATCGATCTGCTTGGTGACCGCAACCTCGCTCTTGGCGATCGAAGCCGCGTTGCTTTCATTCTGCGCGCCGGCCGCCTCCTTTTGCGCCTGCAGAGCAGCCGCTATGGCGGTGGAGCTGGCTAGGGACAGTTGCTCGGTGCGCTTGTCGCGTTCTTCGAATTGCAGTCTTATGCCAGCGAACTGTTCATTCCTGAGCAGTGCCAAAGCCTCGAATCTCGATTCCACCAGGTCGAGGAGGTGCTTGATCTCCCGGTCAATCTGAGTCGGGACCCGGACAGTGTCCTCGTGCTGAAGTGTGATCGCCTTTTCGATGGCTCGCAAGCGAGCCAGTATGGCGCCTTGAGTATATTCCTGGTCGGATATTTCCTCGGTCATTGCGAAGCAACAGTAAAAAACAGCGGACGCGTCGTCAGGTACCTCGACCGCATGTAATCGAGGCCGTTGCAAAAATATTGAATTTTCGAGAAAATCTCGTATTGACCCGGCGGCGTCATTGAAGGGATTTGCACCGTATAATGATCGGTGACCGGATGCGGCGTTTTCTCGACAGCCTTGACGACGAATTGCACTTGGTATTTCGGATAGCCGAGAACCGGAACCTGGTCTGCTCGTTCGATAAATCTCCATATGTCGAGCGTGCAAGTACGGAACCTGTAGGCTGTAAAATCAACGCGCAAGGTCGCTCCGGGTTTTACCGTTGCGGGACTGCCGAGATGTTCTAACTCAATCTGCGTCGAAGGCACGAGCGTGTCCTGCAGCCACCACGTCGCTACCTGCAGTGTCCAGGCGGCGATAATAAACATCCACGCCCATGCAAAAAGTCGATAAACGAGCTTGACCGGATGTAACAGAAACCTCATTTTGGAACTCCGATGTGCACTCCCTGAAAATAGAGCGCCACACCGGTCAGCAAGATCGCTAGGACCATCGCCCAAACGGCGTTGCGAACAAGCTTATATTCGCTTTGTCTGACGAACGGGTCATCCGGCTCATAGGCCGCCTCGAGCTTAGCGATCTTGACTTTAATCTCGGAAAAATCAGTCAATATAACATTGTCGAATTTTCGCGATAAATTCGACATATCGCTACGAATCAGGTCAAGGTTTCGAAAAACGTCACGTTCGAAGGCAGTGCCACCTCGGTTCGGGTCCTCCATTTCCGGCATGATTCCGTTCCATTTTTTACGCCGCAGCCGGAAAGCTGGCCGCTTTCAGAAAGTTTTCGATCGCCGTCACCTCTTCCGGCGTCGGGTTCAGGTGCTCGATTTCAAATCCGTCCACCGAGACGGTTAGCGCGTCGGAAAACAGCTGCAGCGTCAGGTCTACGCCCGGGTCTTCGTCGACGTCGCAGGTCAGCGTCCAGTCGCTCTGTTGAATTCCGGTCAGGTGATAGACGCCGCTCGAGGCGGTCAACGTCACGCTGGCCGGACCCGTCTGCTCGAGCGTGACGCCCTCTATCGTGACTTGATTGGTCACAGGAAATTCACCTGCACGCCGTCCACGGTGACCGATTTCGCCGGCGTCACGATCGCTCCGAACCGCGTACTGAAATGCCGGCTGAATCGGCGCGCCGCCACCTGCGGCGCCACGGCGTTGCAAATCTGATTGGCGGCCGTCTCGAGCGCCGCCAGACTGAGGCCGGTGATAACGTCGCCGTACTCCTGCTGGAGGAGGTTGAGCGACGAATCGACGGTCGGAACCACCGAGCAGGCTTTTTGTGCGATCGCCTGAAACTCGGCGATAACATTCGCCGTGTCGGTTTCGATCGCGGTGATCGTCGTCGGCAGGCTGGCGCAGCCGGCGACAGTCAGGTAGGCGGCGAACGCGCCGCAGAGCGGGATCAGCCGGCTACTTCGATCCGCCTTGAAGATCGACGTGCGCATGTCAGCTCCTGTCGCTGTCCGGATCGTCGTCAGTAACCGGCGGTTCGGCGCCGTGAACGTGACTTTCCACCCAGGCCACGGCTTCGTCGATCTTTTCCTTGGCCTTCGTGAGCTCGTCTGAGGCGCCGATCTGGTCCAGCCAGGACTTGAATTCGGAAGCTAGAGCTTTGGCGCGAGCTTCGGCAGCCTGGACGTCGCTGGAAATGGTCATGCTGGTCTCCTATGCGGCTTCCTGCCGAAGAACCGTCAAATCGTCGGATAGTTGCTGGTAGTCGAAGCCCTCAAGCGACTTTGTGCTATCGAGCATATCACGAGACAATGGAACAATCGAGCCTATGCCGTTATCGGCCAAGTAGGCGTCGGTGACTTCCTGCTCCCAGCGAGCCCAGGTGGTCGCCAGCGGCACGCCGTTCCGCTGTCCCTTGATCCCGAAGCAGTGTGCCCCCGGATTGGTCGCCGGGGCGCCGGACCATGGCTGGCCGGTCAGGAATTGCCGCTCCTGTTCGTCGCCGACGATCGCCCCGCAGGCCGGGAATTCGAACAGGTAGGAAGCGACGATCAGCATATCGAGGTCGGACTTGTCGACCCAGAGATAGTCGTCGATCTTGTGGACTTGGCCGTCTGAGCTTTGAACGCCGTTGGCTTTCCAATAGACCGCGGCGGCCGACATATCGGTTCCCCGGTCGGTCGAGGGATCGTTCGGGTCGTAGTGAGCTTCTTCTTCGTAGAGCGTGATGGCGCTTTGCGTCGTGAAGGCAGGAAGGACGCCTCGAGCCCAGTTCCAGACGATCGTCGCGTTGAGCTGATAGGCGGGGACGCAATCTCCGACGCGGTCGTTATCCCACATCTGGCACGTCACGCCGGACATGTCACGCCCGAAAGTTGCCGGCGGCGTCGGCAGGCGCGAGAGGCTGACGTAATTGCGCAACCGCAAGCCGGCTGGCCGCCGCGGCAGGATCAATCCCTTTTTGAATTGGCTCATTTCAGGTTTGCTTCCATCGCCGCCTTGACGTTCGGCGGGTCGGGCGGCGCCAGCGGGCCCGGCTCGGATGAGCTAAAGGCGTGGACGACGATGTTCAGCACGGCGGCGATAGCGCCCGCCCAGGCGAGAACGATCTGATAGTTTGAAATTCCGAGCGATTGAAGCGTCTGCGCCGTGATTCCTGATAAAATCACATAAATGACGTTCAGCCAGATGGCGACTTTCGGATTGATCTGCACGGCTCGCTCCTATCGCGTCTTGAATGCGTAAACGACCCAACCAATAAAAATCCCAACCGCCAGCCCGAATATAGCGCCCATCGAGCGCGGCGCCCAGGTCACCAAGGCGTACGTTCCGAGCCCGGTGAAGCCGCCAGCGGCGATAGCCGGCGGCAGGTGCGGCCGATCAAACATAGTGCAGCGCCAGCAGAAACAACCCGACAATAACGACCAGCGCGAAGACAACGACCGACGCCGCGATCCAACGTACTTCCCGATCGCCCGGGTAATAGTTGAGCGGTTTCCATCTCATTGCGCCGCCTTTTCCCATTCGTCATAAGCGATCGCGTGTAGCTGCTTCAAAAGCTGGGCTCTGGTCATCGTGTCGATGTTGCGGCCAGCCCAGGTGACAGTCCGCCCGTCGTTGCTGATCTGAACCATGACGCCGCCGTACGAAAACGAAATGACGGCCGGCTCCTGCGCGTGCGTCGTCTCTGCGAGAAAGAAGAACGACAGCGCGGCGAAAGCGACACGGCCCATCATATGAAACTCTCCAAAGCGAAAGCGACGCCGCCGATCGCCATCAAAACCACGCCGAGAAAAAACGCCCAGATAGCCGTGTCGCCGATGTCATCCCTGGCCGAGCCACGAATGAGACCGGTCAACGAAGCCACGGCCCCAAAAATGACGACGCCCCGCGTTGCGTTAAGAATGATCATGCCGCCAAAGCCTGTAGGAACGAATTCGCATATTCGGCTATGTCCTTGGCGTTGTCCAGTCCGTTCACGCATCGCCTAGCGTTATAAAAATCACACTTCGTCGCGTTGATGTATCTCGGAAGACCGACGCCGGTGAACAATCCTTCGTTCATCCCGAGGACCAGGATTTTGGCGGCGATCGGCGGCTCGAGCGCTTTATCGGGGAACTGCACGAGGTCTTCGCCGGTCAACTTGCCAGCTTTTTCATAATTAGTTTGCCAAGTCAGCTGCACGAAACCGCGCCCATAATAGACTTGTCCATAGGGCGGCTCGGCATAGCCGTAGGGACGGCCGCGCCCTAGGCCGATCTCACGAATCGGCACCACCGTATATTCAGTCTCGTAGTATGCGGTCGCCAGATCGTAGGCCAGCTGACGGGTGTCGGACAGCGTTTCAGCTTCCCAACAAGTCAGGATCGCGTTCATTCCATCGGCCGCCGATTGCGCGAGACCGTGCGCAAACAGGGTGCTTCGAATATGCGCATAAAAGTTATCGTGATTGATTGGCATATTAGTGCACCGATTTTATAAATGTTGGAGTTACGCTATACGTAGGCGTAAAGGATTCGCCGGGGCCGAGAGCTATCGTGCAGGGCGTTGCGGAGCAGATTGCGTGGCCGCCGATTGTTACGCTGGATAACGTTCCGCCGGTAAGATAATCGGTTTCCGGTGACAATCCGGCCGTGTAGGCGCTTCCCGAAGACGGCAAGGTTCCGACGCTGGCGCCGACCGGATTATAGCCGTTGAGGTTAAGCACTTCGTTTCCTACTCCACTAGACGTATTGGCGACCGTCGTCGAGTTCGAGCTGATTGATCCGGTATCGACGATGTTCCCGGCGGAATTAGACTGGAAGTTAATAGCGTTGGCTTCGTTATTAGTTGCCGCGTATGAAGTCACCGTATTTCCAGTCGCTGTATCGGTGAATAGTAGACCGTCTCCTGTTCCGTAAGTTGAACTGATACTAGAAAACGTATTGTAGCTCGATGCGCCGCCGACGTAAAAACAAACGGCTCCGGCTGCGGCGCCGGTTCCATTAACGTCGCCGTAGCATTGGTCAGCCGCCCAGCTGCCGTTTGATGTATTATCCAAGAGCCAAGCGTTTCCGGCCACCAGTGAGGTTTGCGAGCCAACAACCGTATACCTGGTTACGCTGTTAAGTTTTACGCCGCCGCCAATAGTCGAATCCATAAGAACTCGATCGAAATAAACATTTGTGCCAGTTTCGATATCCAACCCCCAAACACCGCTGTTATAAGCGCGCGTCCCGCTGCCCCATCCGGTAACGTCAAATTTTATTAAATCCAAGCCGCCAACATTGTCGAATTCCGCACCGGTCCAATTAACGAGTTGCGCATCTTGCGAAAAATCGACTGTCGTTTGATAAAAGAAAATGTAACCGCCGGTACGACTGAGGTACAACTGGCGGCCTCGAGTTTTCTGCATAAGAATATTCGAGGCATAAAGATCGAACACTTGATTGGCGGAGTGGTCATCACCAATCGCTTCGACGCAATTTGTGAACCAGAGATTTCCTAGATTTATTTTATCGACGTTTTCTATTGACGTGGCGAACCGTAACGCCGTCGTTCCCGACCCGGCTCCCGTCATGTCGATATGCAAATTCCAAGTGTACGTCATCTGGCCGGCGGCTTCGTCATATAGAAATGGCCCCGAGGACACCGAGCTTTCCAACTCGACTTGTTCATCGGATGTAATGCAACCGCCGTTTGGAATGACTATTTCATTCGTGCCGAAATTATAGCCGCTTGCCGTATATGGAATAAGCGCACAGTTTCCTGTCGCTAAAGCGTTTGTGAGTGCGGTCGCGTTAACCGAAGCGTGGCTTATATTTCCGTCACCGACGGCTCCGAGCCAGGTGATGTTGACGGGTATGCCTTTCGAGCACGCCCATACGCCTGTAAACCGCGCGATAAGATACCCGACCGTATTACAAAACGTCGCGTCGAGAGTGCTTGTATTGACGTTCGCAGGAAGATTGCCGACTGTTACCTTTTTTGAAACTCCGCCTTGAACGACATAAGTAAGCTCATTTCCGGAGAGAGGCACCGAAGCGTTCGGGCAGGACGAGATCGTACCGCAAACTTGTTGCGCTTGAGTCGGAAGATTAAAAAATTCTACTCCCAATGCGGAAGCCGAAATCAAGAATGAAATAAGCCAGAATTTAATCCCTCGCATCTTATACCTCGACCAGAACGACTTGAAGATTTCCGAACACGAAACCTGTTGACCCGACTGCTTGCGCAGCCAGATCGAACCAGTAGCTTGTTCCTATTCCAAGATTGAGCGCCAATCCCGTGAGACTGAATGGATTTATCGAATCATCCGTAGTAGCTGTCGCCGATAAAGAAAACGTTTGCTGCGGCGTCAAAGCCGTGCCGATTAAACCAGCCCCATTTCCAGGGGCGGCCCCGGACCCGTAATTTACGGTCCACCGTATCCCGTCTCCAACCGTCGTGACCGACCCGTTGAAGGTGTAGCCACATATCGTCGCCAGAACGCGGCCTGTAACGACGGGCTTGATTAATGCGCCAAGTCCCTGCATCGTAAAAGATGAAGTACCGGCTGGTCCGGTCGGGTTAGCCGGTTGCGAAGCTGAAACAGCCCCCGGGCCGGTAAGTCGTGACCAGCATCCGGACGTCGATCCGCCCGGAACAATCGTAGTCGCGCCGTTGTCGTCGACTGGACTTGACGCAGAGTAATTCCACCAGAAGACGCCCTGGCCGCCATCGCCTGGCGCGCTGAATCCTCGCAAGAAAGTTTGCTGCCCTTGCGCGCCGGTAAAGGCGCGTAATTGAGCAGCGCTGTCGCACGTCTGCTCGAACGTGTTCAAACCGTCGGCCGGAACGACGCCTTGCCCCTGGACGTAGGTCGTGAGATTCGGCGCGGTCATCGTTTATTCCTTCGCGAACGGCGGCCCGGATGACGCCACTTGGCCATTGTTTGGGCTCGGATCGCCATTCGACGCTTCTCAGGGTCGTCGGAGCGCGCCGCGGCGGCCAGTTTGGCGGCGGGAATTTTCTCGCCTTCCGGAATTCCCATGGTACGGTGAAGCTTGCCTTTCTGCCCGCCGGGATGGAAATTTTTGGTGCGACGCTTCGCCATTCGAACCTCCTACTTCCGTCTTTTCGCCTCCGGTTTTTTCGGGTCTGCCATCTGCTTTTTGAGATCGGCGACCTGCTTAGTCAAGTCGGCGATCTGGCTTTGATCGAACTGAACCTGGGCTTGCAGATTGGAATTCGAGATGACGAGGTTTCCCATCATCTCCTGGATTCGCTGCGATTGCGTCGCTTGGAGCGAGGCCGGCGACTGCGCGCGCGCAAGCGATGGCTGCAAAAGAATCGTCAGGCACACGATAATTAAAGCTCGGTACATTTAGCGCTCTCCCTATAAACCTGTGTTCGTAATAAGCATGATCTCACCGGTACAGCCAGTGCCAGCCGTGCTTGCGACTCCGGCTCCGCCACCGCCCCCACCGCCGCCGGGCCAGCCGCAAGCCCCACCCGTTGCGTCAGCCGCAGTCGTGTTGTGGCCACCGCCCCCGCCGCCTGAGCCGCCGAGGGCTCCATTGGAAGTTCCCGCGCCGCCTGGGCCAGTGACGCCAGTGCCGTTGTTAGTCCCGCCCGTTCCGCCGGCGACATTGCCGTTATCGGCCGTGCCTCCAGCCCCGCCGTTGCCGGTGCCTGAATTGTTGCCCGCGACGCCGGTCCCGCCGGCCCCTGACGGCCCTGCTGCGCCGGCGCCGCCGCCAGCGCCCGCGGTCGAGGCCGAGACGCCCGCGCCGCCAGTCGCGCCTGCGTAGGCGTGGGTTGTGCCGGTGCCCGCTGCGCCGCCTGCGCCGCCGGTGACCGTCGATCCGTTCGAGCCATGGTTGGCGACGACGACGGTCGCGGAGATCGTCGAGTTGGTTGCGGCTGCGCCCACGGCGACAGTGAGCGTGCCTCCGGCGGTGACGGTGAGGGTGTCATCTTCGGAATAGCCCGAGCTGCCGCCACCGGCTCCGCCGCGGGAAGTTGTGCCGGCTACGCCATTGCCGCCGCCGGCCCAGACCTTGGCGGTTGCCGTCGAGGTCCAGGAAGATGGGATGTCGAGGGTTGTGATCGAGCCGAGGGCGATAATTTCGTCGGCGTCGGTTCCGGTGTAGGTGATGAGGATTTCGCCATAGCCACCTTTGCCTCCAGTGACAGTCGATCCGCCTCCACCACCGCCGGGAGTCCCGCCAACTCCGCCCGTAGCGCCGGAGCCGGTAGTCATCGCGCCACCGCCCGCCCCGCCGCCGTTTATGTAATCGTCGCCGCCCGCTCCGCCGGTTCCTCCTGTCGCGCCATAGGCTCCGCCGCCGCCCGCACCCGCTGCGCCGGCTCCACCAGCCGGCGAGCCGCTTGTCCCGGCTGCGCCGCCGAGATTGCCGTTGGCTGCATTGCCGCCCGCGCTGGGCTCCGGAGTACCGCCCGCCGAGCCGCCGCCATTGCCGCCGCCGCCGGTACCGGCATTATTACCGATATTAGTTGAAGCGCCGCCGTTTGCCCCGACGCCACCGGGGCCGCCAGCGCCGCCACCGCCAGAGGTGCCGTTGCCTGAAACAGTACCGGCCGAGCCTCCAGCGTGATTGATATCGCCAACCCGAGATGTGGCCGAGCCGCCGCCGTTAGCGACGCAGGCGCTGGAATTCCAGTTGGTGTCGCCGCCAGTTGTGCCAGCAGCGCCAAGGGTGAAAGGAATCGGCGTGCCGGCGGTGAGGTTGACGTCAGCGTTAAGCTTAGCGAAGCCAGCTCCGGCGCCTCCGACACCGGATGTTTTACCGTTCGCCCCAGCGCCCCAGCATTCAACCGTGGCCCCGGTAACGGTAGACGGTGGGGTGAAGGCCCCGGTTCCGTTGCCGACGATGATGATGGTGACGGTGTGGGTCGAGGCGGTCGATTTAGGATATTGGGCGGTGTAGAAGCCTGGGCCTGAACCGATCCACTGCGCCTGCACCGGCCAGATAGCCAGGAGCGTGGCGAGGAAGGAAAAGAGGGCTCGACGAATCATCCGCCCACCCAAGCCGTGCCGTTGTAGAAGACGGGGCAGACAGTCGAACCGCCGCCGGTCAAGGTGGCGAGGAAGGTGCAGGCGACTGCGTCAGTGACGTAGGCTAAGGCTCCTTCCGACGCGGCGGGGAGGGTTGAGACAGTGTAGCCGGGGAGTTGGATTGGAGCAGGGGCGCCACCGGCGCATTGGAGGGTCGCCGAGGTATCGGCGACGCAGGAGATCGTGGTCTTAGCGCCGGCGCCAGTATTAAGGATAGGAGCGACGCCGGAGAGCCAGGCGTAGTCGCCGGAATAAGCAAGGGTATAATTATAAGTCCCGCCGATAGCCGGCTGGGAGACGATGAAGGTTACGGGCTCGCCGGCGACGAGGTTGGTTGGATTGCCGAGGGTCCGGTTGCCGCCGAGGGTGACGGTGAAGACGTTGCTTTGCGAGGCGTCGACGGTGATCGTCGCGGCGTCGGCGAGGGCGTAAGCCGCGGAGGTTTGGCCCTTGGTGAAGGTTTGCGGAACGACGAGGACCGCGCCATTCAGGCTGGCGGCCAGGGCGAAGCCGGGCCAGAGGAAGCCGAGGACGAAGGCTAGAAGACGTTCCATTGGGTCCCGTTATAGACGAGGTTGACCGATTCGTAGGGAACGTTCTCGACGAAGGTCGAAGACCCGTCGATGTTACCGGCTGCGGGGGTGACGGTGATGTTGTTCGTGTTGGCGTCACCCTTGCCGTCTTTGATGACAAAGACAGTGCCGGTTATCGGCGAGCCGGGAAGGTTGACCGTGGTGGCGGCGCCGGTCGTTTTATCGACGACGACGATGTAATCGGAGGTAGCTACGGTCACGGCGCCCGAAGCGGTGACGACGCGGATTTGGTCGACTTGGCCGGAGGTGTAGGTAAGAATCGCCGAAAAGGTCTGGGCGAGGTTGGTTTCGGCGATCGTTCCGGTGTTGGCCGGAAGGGACGCAGTGACCGTGCCGAGGGCGCCGGTCACCGGCGCAAGAGTGATCGATCCAGACGTCGCATTCGAAAAATTGACCGAGCCGACCGAAGTCCCGGCGACGCCGAGCGTGATCTGGCTGGTGCCATTATAAGTGAAGCCGGAATTGCCGGCGAAAGTCGAAGACGAATTGTACTGGACGTCGCTCGACGAGCCGCCCGGCGTGCCGGAGCTCGAAATCGTGTTGCACCCGAAAGCTGACGTGCCGCCGGAAGTGGTCCATGTCAGGGCGTTGCTCGCCCCGGAGCACGACGGCATGGTGAGATATTCCGGCGCGGCGCCCGAGCCGGTGCCGTTACCGAGAACCGTATTGGCCGTTTCATTGGCGAGATCAGCGAGCGTAACGAGACCGGTCGCTGTGAATGACGACGTCACCGTGAGCCCACTGAGGGTCCCGACGGAAGTAAGAGACGAGGAGACGACGTTTGAAGCCAGCGTCGTCCCGGTCAAAGTCCCCGCCGGGGCCACGACTGCCGCAGTCGTGATGGTCGTGGAAAGTCCCTTGCCGTTGACGGTAATAATCGGAATGGCCGTCGAAGAACCAAAGGTTCCAGGGCTGGCGTTGACGGTCGCCAAAGTCGCCGCGGCTGCGCCGTAGGCCGAGGTCGTGACATCTCCGGTCAGAGACGTCAAACCAGTAAGATTGGAGGCGTCTCCAACTTGCGTCGCAAACAGGATGGCGACGGAAGTCGCCAAGGCCAAACGCAAAGCTTTCATGACGGTCTCCTAGAGCACATCCCACTGCGTTCCGTCGTATTGAAGCATAACAGCTTCGTAAGCTGTCGTCATGACGAAGGTCGTCAGGCCGTCGATATTTCCGGCCGCCGGCACGACGGTGATATTGTTGGTCGCCGCATCGCCTTTTCCGTCCTTGATGGTGACGATCATGCCGGTCGGCGGTGAAGCCAGAAGATCGACCGAAGTCGCCGCCCCGACTGTTTTTCGAATGATTACGGTGCCATCGGACGACGTTACGTTGACCGTTCCCGAAGCCGTGACGACGCGGATAGGCGCGTTTGCTCCGCAGGCCGCGCCTGACCCGATAACTACGCCGGAAGTGTTTGCTTCTAAACATTGCGTCGATCCAGTCACGCCACCAAGAACTAATTCATTGGCGTTGAATGTTTGCGCAGCGGACCATGTTTGCGCTAAATTTAATTCCGCTAGCGTCCCTGTGTTCGCTGGTAAAGTAGCGGTCACCGAGCCCAGCGCGCCCGTCACAGGCGAAACCGTTATCGAGCCAGACGTCGCATTAGCAAAAACAATCGATCCTACTGATGTTCCAGAAACGCCAACATCCACAGTTTTTAACGCCAGCGTTCCAGATTTGTCGCTCGCGCTTCCATTCCCGAGAGCGATCACGCCGGCGGAAACACGAGAGATTCCAGTGTCGCCATTTGGTCCGCTGTAAGAATTGACCGAGAAACCAAAAACCGATCCGGAACCTATTGTAAAATTTCCATTATTACCGTTCGCTACAAAACCAAGATTGCTGGTGTCATCATAGACCCCAAACATGTTCGCGCCGTATGTATTGACCGGTCCAGTGGAAAAAAACGCCCAATTATGCCCCGCAGAATTAAAAAGATTAAAAACAACAACATTCGACTGGTTTCCAGTCAAGGTGAGACTTGACCCAGACGAATAAGTAAGCCCGCTGTCTCCGCCGAATGAACCCGACGAATTATATTGAACGTCCGTAGAGCTGCCGCCCGGCGTGCCGCCTCCGGTCGAAGATATAGTAACTCCACCAGATGAATTAGTGATCGAGATATTCGACCCGGCCGTCAGCGTCGAAAGCGAAAAGCCGGACCCGTTGCCGATCAGCAATTGGCCGTTCGCCGCGGCTGACGCATTGACGCCGGTCCCGCCCTGCGCCGCGCTGGCCGTGCCGCTGATCTGCGAGAAACTGTAATCGTTCGTGACTGGAACGACGATGCCTGAGCGCCCATTGAACGACGTGACGCCGGCGCCGATCCCGCTCAACATCTGGCTTAAAGTGATCTTCGTGGTCACCCCGTTCTGATACATAAAAAACAATTCGTTGCCGGTCAGCGGCGGAACGAACGGGGGGCAAGTCGGAACCGTTCCGCAAGCTTGTCCGTAAGCCGCGGTGGAAAGCAGCAAAAACAAGAAGCATAGGGCGCTTCTTAATCCGACCACATGTAGCCTCCTGCTTGAGAGCGCAGGGGACAGTTATCGGGATTGCTTAGCATAAGTTCATGATAAGTCTTTGGAATCGACGCAAAAATAGGGTTCGGATTTTGCGCGGCCTGGATTTGCTGAACGACCGAATAGGGAACCGGCATGTAGGCTGTCGACCTCGCGTAGAGCGGCGCCAGGTAAAGCACCATATCAGCTTGGTCGTAAAAATTGGGAACGGAATAATCGTAGCGAACCTGCGGCCAGAGATAGATCGCTGGACAAGGCTGAAAAACCGGCTGCTGACCCTGCGGCGTCGTCCAGATGTATTGTCCGCTTTCAAATCGAAGCGGGCAGTTGTTCACTTCGTTGAGCGCCAGGGCATGGAACGACGGGACGACGCTTTGATTGTAAATCGGCAAAGCGTTCGAACCGAGCGTCGAGGCTTGCGTGAACAATTTCATTACGTTGAGCGGAACGCCAGAAAACACCGATGCCCTGTTGTTTGTGAAAGAAACATATAGCAGTTGATTATTCTGGTCATAAAGAACGTGAACGATCGGCCCGACGTTGAATTGCGCAGACATCGAGATCGTCGAATACGGGCAAGCGCGAAACGGCGGTTGCGCCGCGGACGCTTGCTGCGACAGGGCCGGCGTGGCGAGAAGAAGGAGGGAGAGAGTGAGAAGTTTCATGGGTTCTCATTTATTCAGTCAGATAAGAGCCGTTAACTATGTAGTACGTCGCGTTCGATCCAGGATAAGTTCCATCATATTTGCAAGTCGTAGCGGTGGTCGAATATTGCGCGATCTGTACGCTCATGGCGTAGTGGTAGCCGAAAACAAGGCCCGCTGCGGTGTCACTTTCAGAAGGCGTTGTCGGGAGCGTGAATGTGAAACATCCGGTACCGCCGCTGTCCGTTACATCTTCGAAATCAAGATGGAACCTAACTTCATTATTGATGACATTGTAGAAGCTGGAAATCAGAGAAAAGGTCGGTTGCGTTCCGCCAGATGAGGCAAGCGTTGGTGTCCACGCTGTCCAATTCGGATATGTGCCAGGTCCTCCAACTTGCGATTGAATGTTCGTCAAGTCAGAACGATAAACCCAAATCGAACCAGTTCCCGCTGTCGGCGTCGGAGTTCCGTTGCCGACGTCAAGCGTGTCAATTAGGGTCGACCCGCCAGCCGTCACACCGCTATCGCTCGTCCCTTGGGAGTATATCGACTGCGTGGTGGAAAGATTGCCGAAATGATTACTGCTGTTTCCGCCGACCGTAAAGGTTGACGTAGGTCCGTCCATCTGGATTGCGCGTCCAGATGAGCAGGAAGACCCGCCTTTTCCGACTCTTACCTGAGGTAAATAGTTGTTATCAGCACTCTGAAACTCGACTCCTATCCCATTGCAGTTCTGAATATCGAGCTTGACATCTGTGTTGAACGAGAAGTTAGCGTTAGACGATCCGGTGAACAGCACGCCGCCAATGCTCTGCGGAGTTCCTGTACCTAGCTGTCTGATCTTCAGATTGATATGTTCGCGCTGATCGTCGCACGCTTCTCCGCATGCGGTTCCACTTACTCCAGACGTGAACTCCGCGGCAGCGACCGAAACGCTATCCTCCAAAAATAGATCATACGTTCCGTCAGTAATTGAATTCACATAAAGCAGCGGACCGGCGACGCCGTTACCAATCGCCATCATATTGACGAAACCGCCACCGTTGAACGTCGAAGTTGTGGAAGACGGCGGCGTGTAATGCTCTAGAACGGGGCCGCTCATCGTCGGGACAATTTCCGTAGCTACCCCGCCGTTCGTCCCGGCGTTGTGGAATGTTGGCGAAGACGGCCAGCAGCCTGAGACGAGGACGCCTGGAACGTTGTTCAGGAGCGCCGAGCCGACAAAGACCGGACCGCAAGGGAGATAAATCGTTCCGCCGCCCAGCGCGTATATATCTTGGATTGCGTTGTTGATCTTCGTGGCGTTGGCGGATGCGGCTCCAGAGCTGTTCGCGATCACGCCGTATTCCGGCCCGGCATAGATGGCCTGGGCGTTCAGTACATTGGCGTATGGCGAACTGATCGCGTTAGTCCCGGCGAACGTGTAAGGAGCAACCCCCAGCACTCCCCCCGACAATTGCAGGGTGGAGTTGATGTCGGCTGGATTGAACGGCGTATATCCGAGCGCGCTGATAATTTGCGCTGACGTCACCGACGACAGTTGCAATGCAGAAAAATTTACCTGTTTCGTGTTACCGCCCTGCACAACCATAAAAAGATCGGTCGCCCCGAGCGGCGTCGTCGCCGTCGGGCACGTCTGCAACGCGCCGCACGCCTGGCCAAACGCTGTTGCGGGCAACAACATGAAGACGATAAATAGCAAACGTCTCAATGCGTCCATAGATAATACCCCGCCGACGTTTTGATCGGACAATTGTCCGGAGTGCTCAAAAGAATTGTATGATAAGTTCCAGCTAGGGAATCAAATACCTGCTGCGGGTTCTGCAACTGCTGGAGCTGCTGCACGACAGAAAACGGGACGCTTAGATAAGCTTTCGAAATCGCGTAGCCGTAATCCAGGTAGAGGATACCCGGACCGTTCTGATAATAAAGCGGCGGCGAAAAGCCCGGCCGAACTTGCGGACCGAACGCCAAAGCCGGACACGGAACGGCGCCCGGCCGAACCTTCCCCTGATTGCCAGTCCAGATATAGGTTCCGTTTTCATATTCGAGCGGGCAGTTGTCGACTTCGGCTAGCGCCAGCGAAGGATAAGATGGAAGAACCGTCCCTTGGTAAATCGCTTGCGCCTGCGCCTCGGTCGCGGCAGTGCTGAAAGCCTGCTGAACGCCGATCGGAACATTCGAAAACGCCGAAGCCGCCGTCCCGAACACGACGTACATGATCTGGTGACTAGAATCGTACTGGACGCTGGTCAGCGGGCCCGGATATTGGACACTCCAGCCGATCGTCAGGTAAGGACAGGCGCGAAATGGCGGCTGGGCGGCGCGCGCGGGAAAACTTGCGCCAAGGAGAAGTACGACGGCCGCCAGCAGCCGCCGCATGTCAGTCAGACCAGCGAACGGTGAACTTCGAAGTCGTCGTGGCGCAGAACACGGCGATCGCCGCCGTCGGGCAGAAGGTGGCGTCAAACCTGAGCGACGCGCCGGCCGCCAGGGAAAACCCCGCGCCGCTTCCGACGGAAGGATCGGCGACGCCGTTCGGGTCGAGATCGCTGCTCTCGAGAAAAACCATCGGCGGACACAAGTAGCCCGCCCCGCCGTCAATGATCGTCACCGAGCTCACTTTCAGGCCGGTGCTCGCCGCCGTCATGACCGCCAGCCCTTGCGCCGGCCGCCCGCCGCCCGAGCCGGCCTGAGGCGACGGCGCGTTGGGCTGGCCGAGGCCGACGTAGCTGGAATTGCCGCCGAACGGCTGGCCGCCGCCCAAAAACCGCACCAACGGCGGGTTGGTGTAGTTGAAACCGGCGTTGTCGATCGTCACCGAGCTGACGACGCCGCTGGTCAGCGCGCAATGCGCGCGGGCGCCGCCGATCTCGAAAAACATCACGGCGGTGGAAATGTTCTGGATGATCAGGAAGGAGCGTGAAAGCGAGCGGCCAAGCACCAGCTGCGGATTGGTCGCGGAGGCGATCGCCCCGTCCGCGGCGTAAAGGAAATGTTTGGCCTGCTGCTGGTTCGAGTTTCCGAGTTTCATCCCAAAATTGCTTTCATATGTTGAGAACAATTCTCAGCAGCAACCAGTATGTCCTTGATTCGTAAACGATTTACGAAACTTCCACGGAAAGCAAAATTCTGTTCGCTCATTTGCGGCGCGACTTCCGGCTGGTTTTCTGGACGGAGGCATTCACCGCGGCGTTGCCGGCGCGCACGGCGCGCCCCTCGTCGCCGGTCGATTTCAAGACGCTGTTTGCGGCATGCGCGAAAGCTCGCTTCTCTTTCGGAGTGCGAGCCTTTTTCGTATGACGGGTAGCGTCGCTTGCGCTCCAAGGCATTCAACCGCTCCGCCGCTTAACCTCGAGGACGACAATCGGAATCACCACCAGCACGCAATAGGAGACCAGCACCCACGGAAGTTGAGCCGCCAGCATAGTCATCACGGCGAGCACGAAGGCCCCAACGATCGCCAGCAGCAGCAGCATGCGCGCCGAAAGCGCATAGCCGGCGGCTCGAAACACGGCGATCGCGCTGACGAGCTCTTTTTCAGGTGCAGGCGGCGGGGCTGGGGGCGGCGTGACGAGAATCGGCCGCTCAGGCGTCGGCTTCCTCGGGAGCGGAGGAAGCTCCTCGACGCTTAGCCGCGTTACCATTGACTCGGTTTGCGATGCCACGGAACGTCGACTCCTTCGGCGGAGCCACAACCAGTTCTTTCCTGGCCTCGGCCCATTTGACCACGGCTTCGAATGCTTTCACCTGCTCGACCAGCGGCGCCGGCGGGTCTTCGTCGACCGGCGGCGCGGCCCCAGGAATAGTAGCTTCTCCCCTGGCTCGCCGCAATAGAGCCTGAGCGGCGACGTCAAGCTCCTCGATCAAGTTCAGCTTGTCGGTCAAAGCAGCCCCGCCAGATAATTGTAACCCTGCTCGAGCAGCCCGACCGGCTTGCGATGCCGAGACCGCGCCTCGATATCCTGATAATGCAACGCTTTCTGCCGCGCCGCCAGCTGTTGCGGCGTCGGCTCCTGAATCCCGAGGATCTGGTCGCGAATCGCTGTCGGCAGGTCTTTGCCAGCGTGCGCCATCTGATCAATCATCTGATAGGGCTCGATCAAATTCGAGGCCGCGTGCTCCGCCTCCTGGCTCAGCACATGGCCGACGTCACCGTGTCGGATGTCGGCCGGCTCGGCGATCGGGCGGCCGCTGAAAAAACTGCGGTTGACCAGGGTCTCGGTTCCGGTTTTGAGCAGTGGCGCGATGGTAAAAATGTTGGAGATCGACGAGATCAGGTCTCTGTTGCCGTTGTAAAGGTCGATCAAGTCCTGCGGAATGGCCGTCAACCCCGGCGCGCTCGACTTCGCCGCCTTGTTGCCGGTCGCCTCTTGCACGGCGTAGTTGAGCAACGGGTAAGCCAGGGTGGTCAGCATGCCGAGCACGAGAATACGGCCCATCGCGTCGACCCGTTCCTCGGGAGAGCCCTTGGCGAGATCGCGCGCCATCGATGCGTAGGCTTTCCACGACCCGTAGTGGTAGGGACTGAACTCGACGATCATCGGGTTTTTGAGCGCCTGGGCGATCAGGCGCTGCCCCATAACTTGTGACGGGATGCGATAGTTATGGATCGTCTTTTCGGCATTTTTGATCGCCTGGCGCACCGGCATGCCTTTACGCTCAAGCTCCAGCACCCGTTGCATCATCAGGACGTCGCTGTAGGCCCAAAGGACTTTCGAGGAGCCGCGCCATAGCACATGCATCATGTCGGCGGGACCGCTCAACCCCAGCGCCCGGATGATCGGACTCCAGCGCTGCGGATTCTTCTGCACGTCCTCGCCGGCGTGCCGTAGCAGCGTCTCGTAGAACTCGTCGTTACGGACGGCGCTGTACTGAAGCGCGCTGCCCTCGCGCGCGAGATCACGGTATTTCGGACCGCGCGTCACAACTTCATGGACGGCGCGCGCGCCGTCCATGGCGACGCTCCAGTAAGCGTTCGGCTTGAACCAGTCCCAGCCTCTCGCCACCGCCCAGTCCGCAGTCACGTTCTTCATATGGACGATCGGCGACCAGTAGAGCGACATCACCGAAAACCGGTTGATGGCGGCGAGCGTCTTCAAAGCTCCGTTCTTTGGGTAATTCTTATAGATGTCGTCGAGGACGTCGGCCCAATGCGGCTCCATGACGCGGTCGCGAAACAGCGGCATCTTCGGAACCCGCCAATCGGACGGCGGCTTCGGGCCGTGCCAATCGAGGCTCAGCGACTGAGCCGGGAAAGTGTACTGGTCAAACTCGGGCAAAGATCGAATGCGCTGCGTCTCTTGAATTGCTCGCACGACGCTACGGAGACGGGCCACGTTGTCGACCGTGACCGCCAATGCGTTCTGGTAGTAGCGGTTAGGCGTGACGGATTCTATTTCCGGAGTGCGGGCCTGAACGACCTTCCAGGGTCCCTCGTCGCTTTCGAGTTCGGCGCCCGGCCGCAATTCGTCAACAGGCGAAGTCGTCGATAGGCGCGCGTTCGGAACCTCGAAATCGGATTTCGTGTCGATCACCTTGCCGTCGTGAAAGTGAACGACGCGGCGTTCGCCTTGCGGGTTTTCGATCGCGAAGTATTTTCGATCCTGGAGCGAGCTGGTCGTCCGCCGCATGACGCCGGTCCCGCCAATCGGATCGCCGCGACCCGTCTCGCCGAGTATCGGATCAAACTGCGACGATTTGCCGCGTATCATTCTGTGGACGTAGCCTTCGTTTTTGAAGCCGGCGTTCGTCGCTGCGTTCGCCAGCGCCTGCTCCTCCGTCTTCAAAGGGACCATGTACTGCTGGAAGGCGGCGCGCTCCTCCGGCGAAAAAGTCTTGATCAGGTCCGGGTTTTCCATTGCCTGATAGAATTTTTTCTGGAGATCGGCGTCCTTCAACTCAGGCGGCAACCGGTCGGCGTATTGCAGCAACTCCTCGCGATCCATCCGCTGACCTTGCTGCAATCGGTAAAGACTGTCCGACTGCTCGGCCAGGAATTGCTTGGTCGGCGCTTCGAATGTCGGATATTGAACGGGCGCGCGCGCGGCCGACAGCGTGCTTTCTCCGGGCCGCGCTTCCGCCGCCGCCGGAACGCCTTCCTTAGCTAGTTTTGGCGTATTCGGTCCGAACTTGGCGGTCTGCAAGTCGTACACTTCTTGCAGCGTACGCGATGATCCGTCGTGGTTGAAAAAGATATTCCGGTTCGCCGCCGCCTCTTTCGGAAACAACTCGGCGGCGTTGGCGTTCGGGTCGTCGACAGTCTCCTTGATAAACTTCTCAGCGCCATCCGCGCCAAGAAAATGCTCCATGTAAAGATTTTTTTCAGTCGGCGTAATGCCGGCGAGCTGCAACTGGCGCGCATTGTCAGCAGTCAACGCATTAAATGCGCGCGTCGATTGCGCCGGATCGAACCGGCCGTCAGTCGTCAAATTCAACTCCGGATGCTCGCGTCGGATCGAATTCCAAGTGCTGCGAACAAACTGGTAGAGGCCGCCGGCCGATCCGGTCGGCGCGTGCGCCAACGTCCTTCCGCCGGATTCGTGCTCAGCGACTTTAGACGCAAAACTTCCTTCCTCCGGCAAAACGCCCGGATCGATAAATTGCGGAGCAATGTCCAGGCCAGCCGCATAAACCGGCGACAAGAGCACGTTCAAACCGCCCGCTACGTCCTTAGTCAGGCCGCCGATCGCTTCGCCTGGCTGTAAGCCAACGACTCCGGATTTCATCTCCTGGGCGCCAGACTTCATCATTTCACGCGCTTGATGATACCGGCGAGACACCGCTTCGCCGACCATTCCGGGCAGTTCTTTCGGTATGCGCCCAAGCTCCTCCGCGCTGGTGCTCAGATAATTGCTCACTGCGGAAGGCTGCGCCTTTACCGGCGTATCCGACGAACTCCAGGGCGAGCCGGAGGACGGTCCTTTAACGACCGCATCCTTGGCCCAAAAATCACCACCGCCAGCAGGCGCGCTGTTTACTGCGGTATCTTGAGGATCGAAACCGGGCATTAGTTTTTCACGTACGTATTGCCGTCCGGCGCAACGTAGTGCGCGCCTTTCGGCAACTTGTCATAGTCTTCTTTCGTTTTCGGATGCGGGACGCTTTGGCTGCCGCCGATCCCGAGTTTACCAAGCAGAGATTGCCAAATGCCACCCGTATTCGTCGAGCCCGAAGCTTTCGCCTTGGCGAGCTCCGACTGCGCATTGGTAACAAAATCCTCAGCATCGCTAGCGTTCATCGATCCGACGGCTTTTTCAATCGCCAACTTCTGCTGATATGTAAGCGAAGGATCATTAAACTCCGGCATCTGCCGCACCAACATCAGCGCCTGGCCTTGTCTCGCTTTCAACTCGGAAGCGTTTGCCGCCTTGTTCGCCGTATCGAGGACCTTTTGCTGACGTTCGATCTCCAGTTGCGCCTCGCGTTGGTTAGCCAAAGCCAGCCGTTGCGCCATAAAATCGTTGCCAAGCCCGCGCGCTGCCGCTGACAAGTCAGCCCGCAGCGCCGAAAGCTCCATCGAGCCTTCTCGCAAATCTGTTCCTTGGCGACGCGCTGCGTCGGACGTGATGGAGCGATAAGTCTGAAGTTCGTAGTTCATCGCTTTCGTCATGTTATCGTTAGCGATCTTCCAGCTCTCGAACGCCTGGTTCGTCAATTCCTGGTCATGCTGATGAAAGCCTTTAACGACGTTGGCTGCGGCATTCAAAGCCGTCGTCGCATGGCCGCGCGTGAGCAAGCCGCCAAGGCCAGCGATCAGCATCGCCATCGAACCCCATTGCTGCTCCGGCGGCGTATTGTAAACCTGCGGCGGAGGAACTTCCTTAAACTGTGGAATTTGAACGTTCGGCTGATCAGCGGCGACGCGCTCGGACGTACGCTGTTCTGTCTCACCAATCGCCTTTTCAATATCCGAGCTCTGCTGATCGTAAGCCGACTTACGTTTCGAAACTTCGTCCGGCGTCAACAACGGCGCGACCGGTTGCGGCGTCAAAGAGACGCCGGAGCCAGGGGCGGTAAGTGTCGATCCGGACGCCATCTTAAACCGCCGTCGACGTTTGCGCTTGACGCACGCCGCCTAACGCCAATGCGCCCGCGAAGTTGCCGACCGCCTGCGACAACTGCTGGTCCTGCTGCAAACTCGTCTGCATCAACTGCGCGTAAATTTGATCCGAAAGCTGAGTCTGACTGAGCCCCGTCTGATAAAGGTTCATCGCTATATTGGCGCCCAGGCTCGCAACCTGCGTCGAAACGTTCTGCAAGTCCTGCGACTCCGCACTCGACCCGCTCATGCCGCGCGTCGCATACTGCGACCTGATCGACGCCTTCGCCGCATCAGCCGCCGCGTCGAGTGACGACTGCAAACCAGACGGCAGAACGCCGGACTGCAGATAGCTCTCAAGCTGAGCGCCTTGCTGATTGGCCGCCGCCGCTTGCGATTCGAGCGTGTTATAATTGGCCGGCTTCTGATTGCCCTTCAAAAGATCAAGCCCGAGCACGCCGGCTCCGAGCAGCGTCGAAGGCGAAGTCAACGTCGAGCCGATCCCGGACAAAAGCCCGCCGCTTCCCGCCGCACCGCCAGCCCCGCCCGCCGCGATTCCCGGAATGCTCTCTCCGGCCGTACCGGCCGCCGCCGCTGCGCCGGGAAGCGCCGTGAGATCGGGCGTCGCCGCCGCGCCGGCCGCCGCGGGGGCTGCGGCGCTGATTGCGCTCGCTCCCGTTCCGCCGGCCGCGCCTGCCGAGCCTGCAGCCGCCGCAGGAGCAGCCGCGCCACTGAGCAAGGACGACCCGGCCCCCAAAATGCCGCCGCCGAGCCCGCCGAGTAAAGCTCCGGTTCCTAATTTACCGCCGGTGACGGCGCTGGTCGCCGCGCCGAGCCCAGCCCCGAGCGCCGCATCGGTCAAGCCGCTACCGATCGTCCCGGCGATGCCGGCTGGAATGGTCAAGCCAAGATCGGCCGCCCCGCCAGCCAGAGCGCCGCCGACGCCCGCGCCGATACCGCCCAAAGCTGAGCCGACGCCGCCGATCAAAGCTGGAACGGCCGCTATAACTTCGGGCACTCAAAGCCTCCGAGAGTAGGCGGACGAGCTAAGCTCGTACCCTGCAGCGACAAGAAGTCGCATCATCTTTTGATCCTTCGGCGGAGCCGGGATGGTCAAAAGTATCACGCCCCTGTCGCGAAGACTACTCTCGCAGAATCGGATCATTCGAGAAGCGACGCGCGGCCGACGAGCTGTTTTGTCAAGCCAAAACCCATCGCCGCCCGCCCAAGGAATCGAATAGTGCATATGGTTCATGACGAGAAAAATAGCGTAGCCGCATAGTCGCCTGTCTTCCCTGGCGATTACGTTAAGCAAGGCCCCGACTTCATCAAGCTTCGCATAGGTCTCAAGATTCGGATTTAACTTAAATTGATTGTCGTAACGATTGACTTCTTTCTCATGCGCGAACGATGCGGCGAACATTTCTTCGCCGCACGCCGCCCATCTTTCAACGGAAAAAATAATCACCGCACCTTACCATACCCCACCGAACCGCTGCCTACCGCACCGCGCCATAGCCCCGCGCACCCTGTCCATACCCAGCCGGCTCAAAGAGCCCGAACCATGCCATACCCGGCCACACCCGGCCTCGCCTACGCTCACCAGTCCTTGACTAACCCGGCCTGACCAAATCCATCCGCGGCCGACCATGGGGAACCAATCCAAACCGGCTCAAAGAGCCCGAACCGTGGCGTGCCTCGCCACCCCCTAACCAACCTAGCCCGAACATGCCATACCACGCCGCAACCGACCCCACCCAATCGAGCCCGACCCTACCAGTCCGTACCGTGCCAAAACGGGCCAACCCATGCCACGCCTAGCCCCGGCCTAGCTCGACTTATAGAACTTTGTAGCCGACGATGCCGTACCGTCCAAACGTCGGTCGAAAATCCGCCACTCCGATCAATCGGCCAGCCGCTTCGATGGTTTCGCGAAGAACGTTTTCGTCGATGTATTCCGGCAGCAAAACCAGAACATCAAACTCGGCTTTCCATCCCGCCCGCATCGCGGGACGAACGCGATTGATCCCGTTCCGCTGAACCATGACCCGTCGTTTATCCAGGTAGTTCCAAGACTTGGTTCCAAGGGAAGCGAGTTGCGTCGTGACGATGACGCCAGCCTTGAAAAGGTCCATCGCCGACTTTCGCGGCGACCGAGGGTCTTGTCGAAACTTCGCAGCGTTCACGACGCTTCCACGAAGGTATTCGCCCGGAAGACAGATGTCGCCGGCATCATTCCGATACACGTAGGATTCGAGGTTGTCGGTTTTCCGCCCCCTGCTGTTTTTTGCAGTCGCCGCTTTTTCATCGACGGCCTCTGCATTCCAAGCATGAAACAAAAGATCAGCCGAACCTTGGATAGTTACGCGAACCGAATAAGGCTCGGAGTAGGCAATAGCTTCATTGCCTGCATCCGTCGGCTCTACAATCGCGACAACTTTAGCCATAACAAGTCTCCTCCGCGCCCGGCCGATCAAGCCCGGAAACGCGGTTCAGGGGTCACATTAATGCGACACCGAGCGCGGAGAAGTGCTGGAAGGTGTCGCGTTTCTATCGCGTTGATCGCCGCGATTCATCAAACGTAGCTACGTCGCCTTAAATTGTCAATCGCTCATTAAGAACCAAACCACACCGCGGCTGACCATTCCTAATCCTACCCAGCCTGGGCCAACCGAACCAATCCGTATAGTAAAAACCATAACAAGATTACTATTTAATGTCAACTGCCAACGCCTAATCTTTGCTCGGCGGTTTGATGTTCGAGAAAATGTAAAAATATCCACGCCGTTTTCTGGCTTTCGTCTTGTAAATTAACGGTTTGCAAATCAGAAGCTTGCGCGCCGACGACGCCGTTCATCTCAATATGCGTCTGCTCATTGCGTTCCAACCAGCCAACGACATCCGCTGCCGGAATTGGATCAAGTTCGTAATCGGTAAGCGACACGTTCTTTTGTGACAAAGCCGCTTGCCGGATCGCGGCGTGGCTCAGCCGATGATGCCAAGACCAGACCTGCCACTCCTCCTCGGTCTTCGGAACGTTGAGAAGCTGAACGATCATGATAGATCGATCTTCTCTTTCGGCGCGGCGTCGAGCCGAACCGCAACCCACTGGCCGTCCGCAAGAGGACCGACGCCGCTCACCGCTTGATCGACAAAATCCGTTTCATCTCCGTCGACGTCGATCAAATTTGTGAGCCTGACGATTTGGCCGCTGACAAGCCGCACGCATCGCGTCTGCGGACAAAACGCCGCCGCGTCGCTCCATCCGGGCATGAGCTATTCTCCCGTTCGGTTCCCGTTCCAGGGCGGAACCGGCTCAGTCTGCGGCATCGACCAATCCCATTGCCGATTCCAACCCGGCTGCACAACTTCCGGGGGCCCGACCTTGGCGGTCCCGTTCGCCGTCTGCGCGGTGAAACCCTTCGGGTTTTCGCCCTCGAGGATGATCTTTTCGAACCTCAGCCGTCGAAGCTTCTGACCATACTGCGCCATGGATCACCCGATAAAGCCGACCGGCACATAGCCTAGCACGAGATTGGCGAGAACGAAATCAGGGCTGTTCGTCGTGAACCGAGCGCCAGCGTAAACGAAACTGAGTCCAACCGTTCCCGCCCACCACGTTCCCCAATATGGGTTCGGCGACGAGAAGTTGATCGACGAAATCAAAGAATTCTGGGCGACGCCGCTCTGGACGGCGCCATAGCCGGCCGCCTGCACGGCGAGGCCGGACGCCACATAACTCATCGAGCCTTGAACGCCCGCCGCGCCGCTCGACAAATCCTGGGCTGTCATCGAGGTGAACATTAAATCTTTTACAAGAAACGACGAGTCCGCCCCGTATTGCTTGGTGTCAAACCGCTTGGTAAGACTTGTCGACGGCGCATTGAACAACGGATAGAGATTTGTGCCGTTAGTCCCCCAAGCGTAAAACTTCGAACTGATCTTTTGCGACCCGATATAGGTCAACGTAACAGACTGACTAGTGACGATCCACTCCTTCTCATTCCACGTCACCATCGCGTTGCGGTACTGCTTCGTGTCCGGGTCTTGGATCGTCATCAGGCAAAGATAATGCTTGATGTCGAACAAAGTGGCGGTAGCTGCCGAAGGAAGCACCGCGTCGGCGGTCGGAGGAAAGATGGCGTTGACGAAAATATCATCCATCTTCGAGCTGACCTTAGCCAGATTGCCGCCGTACAGACCGTAAATTCCAGTTGAATTTCCAGCCAGGATCGATCGGCCGAAATCCTGAATGGAATCGCGCCACGACAAACCGTTCTGCGGATCGACGTTTTGGTAATTGAAGGTTGTCGTCGCCGGCGTACCGGACGTGATCACGTTCGACACGACGCTAACCGATCCGTCGCCGAAGAAATAGAGGTAACCGTTCGACTGCCGGATCGCCACGTACTGCGTTTGCAGGAAACGATCCGAGTTGACAAACAGGCCGCCGCCGTCCGACGTCGCGAAGTCGGTGAGCGAACTCGCAGCGCTGTACGAAAAATTGCCGCCCGGCGGCTGCGAGCCGTAAAGAGGCGGCGCCGGATTGCAAATCCACACCCGCGAGTTAAAAGTTTCGATCGACGATCCGCTGATCCCGTAAGGCATCAGCTCGACCGTCGCATAGGCCGCGTTGTTAGCCCCTGGCGTAATCTCGACCGCTGGCGCGTTCGTGTAGCCTGAGCCGGCGTTGGCGATCGTCACCGAGGCGATCGACGTCGGCGTCAAAACCGCTTCCGCCGTCGCCTGCGAGCCGCCTGCGGGAGGCGCGGCGAGCGAAACGATCGGCGCCGAGTTGACCGAACTTCCGGACGCAGTGACCTGAATCGACGTCACCGTTCCCGTACCGTCGATGAATGAGTTGGCGGAAAAACCGGAAGGACTCGGCGTCAGAGTCACGGCCGGCGGGCTGGCGTAACCGGAACCGCCGTTCGTCACGTTGATGCGAACTACCGGCGTCGGGGTAAGCAGAACCTGTCCCGTAGCCCCCGAGCCGCCGCCGCCGACAAATTTGATGATTGGATTGGTCGTGAAGCCGCTTCCCGCGTTCACCACCGTCACTGACTGCACGCCGGCCGGCGCGAGCAGCGCCGACGCCGAAGCGCCGGTTCCTGGGCCGCCGAAGGCAATCGTCGGCGCGCTGGTGTAGCCGGAGCCTTGGTTGGTGATGGTCACGCCGATCACGGCGCCGGCCGAAACGAGCGCCGTCCCCGCCGCGCCAGTGCCGCCGCCGCCAGAGAACGAAACCGACGGCGCTACCGTGTAGCCGGTGCCGCCCGCAGTAACGTTGACCGCGCCGACCTGGCCACTGACCAGTTGCGCCGTGAGAATGGCGCTCGAATCCGAGCCGCCGCCGGAGAACGCCAGTTGCACGATGTCGCCAGGCTGATAGCCCGAGCCAGGATTGATGATCTGCAAGTTGACGACGGCGCCGCCGGAGACGCTTGCCGTAACCGCCAGTCCGGTTCCCGAGCCGCCAAACGGCGTCACCGTCGGCGCGGAAGCGTAATCGAGCCCGCTGGCGAGAATGTCGGGGTTGTTCTGCTGGTTCGGAGCCGCCGTGCCAGCCCCGTAAAGGATTGACCCATCCCAAGCCCAATAATCGTTCCCTGTATTACGATTGCTGATCAACAAAAACTGCGTACCGTACTGACTGAAGCCGGGAAGCATGCCGTTGGCTGACTGATAGAAAGTGCCCGCTGCGGCAATCGACGTCGTCGAGCCGGACGGATAGGCGACCTGCACCGCCGACCCGTCGCTTAAAAACACTACGAAATAATAGCTGGAACCGATCGTGTAGGCGAAAAACGCAACAATCGTCAATCCGCCAGACGCAGTGTAAAGCGGCGCGCCGACATCCCAGGCGGTTCGCAGCTTGCCGTCGCCGATGCGCAGGAAGTTTTCGACGTAGGAAAACTCCTTGTCGTCGACCGCGATCGCCGACGACTGCGTATTCATGCCACTGAAAGGAAACGGACTATAAGTCTTGAACCCGGTCGGAAGTCCAAGCGTCTGCTGCGCCCGCGCCGACATCTGACTCTTTTGCGGGTCGGCCACGACCGTCACCTATCCAAAATGTGAACCAGCCTGCTATCAGTTTGGCTCGAATAAATCTCGTCGCTCAATTCGCGTGGCTCGTCCTTCCTGGCGTTCTCCTCGAGATTTCGCTTCTGCGTCTCGGCCTCGATATGCCTGACCATCTCCTTGACGTTGCGAGATGAAATCTCGGCGATCTTCTGATGCGAGTGCGGTTCGAACTTGGCGATAAAATTGTCGAGCAGCAGAAGCAAGGACGCAGTCCGAACCTTCGTCTCGTCCTTATTCGGATCGATTGACATTCGAAGCGTTTTCGCCAGAGAAACAATAGACGCTTCCTGATCATGGACGGGCTTCCCGATCATGATACGTTCCAGTAATAATTTGACGTCTTCCCTCTGTCGACCGCCACGCGAGAAACGCCGAGCCGATCCGCGAACTGGTTCTCCATCACCTGAGCAATCTGGTACCGATATGTCGTCTGAAACGCCAACGACGCAGCGCCGAACTTGATCGTGTTCCTGAACGCGCGCGGAATCGCGTCGTAGTCCTCGTTCGTCCAGATATCAGATGGGATGACATAGGCGTCGAGCTCGATATCGCCGGTCGTCGAGGGCGCCGGGAACATCCAGATTTCACCATCCTCGCCGTCGTTATAGACCGACCAGTAATAGGGGTATGACGTGACGAGCGTCGCGTAGGCGCGCCCGTAAGCCTGAAAGTCATCCCATGGAAGCCAGGCTAGAGTTGGCCGAATCGCCCCGCCCCAATTCACCGAAAGTGCGATCGTGTCGATGACGCGATCGCAGCCCGCATATTCAGCCTGCAGAACCGGGTTGAAAAAGCCGACATATGGATACCGCTCCTGACCAGGGATCGTCTGCAGCGGGTTCGACGCCGCGCCGTTCACCGTAAAAGCCGAGAAAGCGTTCGGCAGCGAGCCGGGCTGCATGCCGCCCGGCACGGCGACGCCCGGCTGCGCGCTGGCGCCGAACGCCGACTGGCCGGTCACCAAGCGGCGAATGCAGCCTGAGCGCTGCGCGCACTGGCGGCGCGCCTCATTGATCCAGCGCACCACCTGCTTTTCGGGAGTGCCCTGCAAGCTGTAGTCGTGCAGCAGCGCCGAAGTGTCTTGGATATAGTCTGAGAGCGGCATCGGTTCCTCTCAAAACAAAGGCCGGATGATCCTGTCACCCGGCCTATCCAGTCTGGGCCCTGCAAGTCGCGTCAGGTGGTCAGAATCTCGCTGACGTCGGCCACGCCGCCCATCGTGAAGGCGAACGTCGCCGTCTGAGTGATCAGGGCGCCGTTAGTCGTCACCAGGGCCGTCGGCGTCGAAGTATAGATACCGCCGTCGTAGAACACGGCGCCGGTCGCCGTCGGGGCGCCGCCAGATTCCGGCATCAGGATGCTGGCTCGCCGCGTCTTCACGAGGTTTTTCTGCGTCGAGACGTTGGTGTAGGCCGGGGCGGTGGTCGGGAAGGCGTCGAGCCCGGACAGTTCCGAAGGACCGGTGAAGCCGGTGCCGGCCGTCGGCGTGTAGGCGGTGATCGACCAGCACATGATTGCGGTCGCCGCCGCGGAAGACCCGCCGCCGCCGGTGAAAGACAAGGTCGGAACCGAAGTCAGCGGCGTGCCGTGATCGATGCAGAGCACGCCCGTCACGGTGCCGCTGCCGGTCAGGGACGCAACAGCCGTCGCGCCATAGCCTTGAGCGACGCCATTCACGCCTTCACGCGGATCGTTGACGAAAGAAATGGTCGGGGGCGACGTGTAGCCTGCGCCCTGATCGACGATCGTCACCGTCGACACCGCGCCGCCCGAGAGCGTGCAATAGCCGGTGGCCGGAATGCCGCCGGAAGGCGGCGGCGAGAACAGTACGGACGGCGGGTAGGTGTAGTTCGAGCCGCCGTTCGAAACGGTGACCGACGTGTTGACCGCGCCGCCGACGATCGCGCGCCAAATCGAGCTGCCCGCGGAAGCCGTCACGGTCGGAGCCGACGTGTAGCCGGAACCGGCGGTCGTCAACAGGGCGCCGACTGCGCATCCGGTCTGATTGGCGAACCGGTAGTTGTTGCCGTCGGAATACGTGTAGAACGGCGAAGCGTTGTAGCCGCCGCCGCCGACGTTAACCCAAACCTGCATGATCGGGTCGAATTCCTGCAGCGAGCAGTATTTGCCCGGCCGCACCAGATACCATTGCGGCGGCGTGATCTGCCAGCACTGGCCTGCCTCAAGCGAAATTCGATTGCTGACAAGACCCTTGAGACTCGGGGTTACGCCAGGACCGCCAAAGAGACCCATCTGTCACGCTCCTCAGATAACCGCCGGCGCAGTATTCGGTACATTCGGCCAGGCCGCACCTTGAATGCCTGTCACTTGAGCTCCCGACGACGGCTTGGCGCAGACGAGATCGGCGCAGGAGATCAGCACCCCGATGTCGGCGATCTGGCCGACCGGAATCTGGCTCTCGAACCCGGAGAACGTCATCGGCGCGTATTCCGACATGAACAGGCCGGTGTAGCGCGAGTTGACGATGAACGCCGTGCCGAGCGGGCAGAACGGGTCGGGGAAGCAAGGCGTGTCGAGCACCCGGATCGCCCGGAAGCCGGTATTGACCATGTCGTCCTGGCCATAGATCGACCGCGGCTTGGTCGTGTACATTTCGAGGCCCTGATAATCGGACATCAGGACCGCCCAATTGGCCGGATTCATGACCATAAAATCAGGCGCTTCGCCGCCGGCTCCGGCCTGGACGCGGATCAGCAGCTGCGCGGCGCCGACCCGTGAGGTCGGCTGCGTCGGCACGTTGGCGATCAGCTGACCTTGCCACATCTGATTGCCGGAGCGGGTGATTCCGCCATAGGACGGAACGTTGGTCCCGTCGTCGTAGGCCATCGCCAGCGAATCCCAGGCTTGCGGGTTGGCGTAATTGTTGGAATAAAGCGCCTGCGCGTAAGCCTGCTTGATGACGACCGAAGCGTCCGACATCACGGCGCGCAGCTTCGGAATGACCACTTCGGAGGATTGCAGAATCGCTTCCATTCCGAAGAAGCCGATCGGCACCATGCCGAGCTTGAGGTTGAACTGAGCGTCCTGGATCGCCGCCGCATCGGTCGGCATCGGGAAATCGCCGGCGAACGATCCCCAGCTGAAAGATACGAACGGCGAACCTTGAATCGGCACGGTGATCTGGCTTACGCCGCCACGCGCCGCCTTGGCGTTCGCCATGAACGCCGACAACATCGGGTGCGACTGGTAAACCTGAACATACACTGTTTCGATGAATGCCCTGCGCGTTATCGCCGCTAATTGTGCACCTAAAGCACCCCCAGGAACCAGTCCGTTCCCAGTAATCGGTCCTACGGGCGATGTCGGAAGCGGCGCCATTTATCTTCCCTCAGTAGCCAAAATTGATACGCGCCAAGGGCTCGCCCATGACTTCCGCATAGTAGTCTCGAGCCGTCGACGGGTTGAGCGCCTTGGCGCACTCCGCATCAAAATACTTCTCGGGATCGCGCCACAGCGACTTCAGGCGATCGCTCGCCGCATCGTTCTGCGCAAAGTTGACATATTGCGGGCCGACGGTCGGGCCGGGAGACACCGGAGCCGGCATCTCGGAAAGAATGTAAGCGGCGGCAGCGGCCGGGTCCGTGTAATTTCCGGTCTCCTTCATCCGCGCGATCACCTTGTCGCGCGTCTCGTCGGTGAGGCCGTACTTCTTCACCACGGCGTCAAAAGTCGCCTGGAACGTCTGCTCCTGCTGTTTCTTGGCGTCGTCTTCGCGCTGCTTGCGATCGGCCTCGCGCTCGGCGGCGAGTTCGTCGAGGCGTTTCTGCAACGCTTCGTTCTGAGCGCGCAGCGGCGCGATCACCGGCTCAAGCTGATCATCGACGATCGGAACGCCGAACTTCTTGTTGGCGGTGCGGCGCACCTTCGGCCCAACTTCGGCGTCGTTCCAAAGCTCCTGCACCATGTCATAGGCGCGCTGCATCTGCTCCGGCGATACAGTTTGCGTATTCTCAGCCACGGTCAGGTCCTGTCATTACGGGCTCGCGAACGCTTTGAGCCGCCAGCTTCGGCGTTGCCGCCGGTGTGATTGATCGGTTTCGGACCAATGGACACGCTGCGCGGCATGCCGGACGGCCGCGCGCCGTAGCCAAGGTTATCAAAGTCGACGTATTCCATCAGACCCTTGTCGCCCTCACGGGGGACGTCGTTGTCATACGCCTTGGGAAATCGGCTCATAATCGTCTCCTCAGGCCGCCATCCGGGGCGGCATCGGCGGATAAGCTTGCTGCGGTTGCGGCGGAGCGCCGCCGCCGGCGAGGGCGGCAGGCGTCGCCTGCGTTTGCTGCTGGCGCGCAGCGAGCGCAAGCTGTTGAATGAGAGCGGCCGGATCATTGGCTCCGGCGACCTGCCCGACCTGCTTGGAAAGATCGGCCACTGCTTTGACGACTGCGCCGTGCAATTCAGACCCGAGCGGCAACATTGGGAGGGCTTTTTGAAGCGCTTCAAGCCCCATGCGCACAAGGTTGGTCCCCTGCGCGCCAGCTCCGGCCATCGCGGAAGGCTGCGCGGCCGGGCCAATTCCGCCGGGAGGACCTGCGGGTTGCGGCAGGGGACCGTCCAAGACTACTTCCGACGCGATTTGCGAGAATGCTTGCGGCGCATGGTGGGCTCCTTTTGTTCGAACGGGAGAGCAATCCCAATCCCGGACAGCGCCACATTAGACTTTTTTTGGAACAACTGTCAATCTTAGGCCCCATATCTAGCGGCTGACCGACTATGCAGATACCAAAACAGCGAATTGCACAGTTCACCCGCGACGTCGTCGACCAGTGCAACGCCAGCCGCCAAAGCCGTCTCAACCAGTACACTCTCTACGGCAATTACGCGCTGAGCGGTTCGGAACGCCCCGACATGGGCGCCATATATAATAAGACGTACGCCTACCTCGACGACCTTGAAAGCCTGCTTTATTCACCGGTCGGCCTGCGCTTCCACATTTCCGATCCGGACCGCCCGACCATCCGCGACGAAGCGATGGGCCGCGCCGCCGCCGCCAAGCTTCGCCAATATGCTCGCTCGAACGACACCGACACCCGCATTTCACAGGCTGTCTGGTGGAGCCTAGTCAAGGGCAAGGCGTTCCTGAAAGCCAATCATCAGCGCCACAAATTCGGCTCCGATCTCGTGCAGCCGGAAAGCCTTGGCGTACGGCACGAAAATCACGTCACGCTCGACGAAAACATGGAAGCATTCTGCCACTCCTACTTTATCTCGTTCGAGCAATTCGCTCGCCTAATATGGAACAGGAGCGACAAAGACAAACTGTTGAGACAGGCTCGCAATTTCGTAAATACGATCGAAATCGGCGCCCAGCACGGCGCCGATCGCCAGGTCGTCACCGGCGGGCTCTACCCATTCCAGCCAGCCGGGTCGGGCACCCCAAACCGGACGTCCGGCATCGTCGACTGGATGGGCCTGCCGCGGCCGATCCTCGCCTCGAAAGTGCAAGCCAACCTGATCGAAATGCACGAGGCCTGGGTCTGGAACGACGAACAGGAAGACTGGACTACGCTGCAGCTGATCGGCGACAACCTGCTGATCCTGGGCCAAGAGCAGCTGATGAACGCCTTCGCCTATGATACGCAGACCAAAATTTCGACTCCGGAATTGAAAGGCAAGCATCCGTTTCTGGAATTTTGCGCCAATCCGATCGCCGACTATTTCTGGGGACGCTCGGAAGTCGTCAACGTCGCCCTGCTGCAAGAGGCGATCAACACCCGCATCATCGGCATCAACAAAATCCTGCGCCTGCAGGAAGACCCGACCACCCGCTTCATCGGCTCGACCGGCGTCAACCAGCAGACGCTCTCGCGCTACCGCAAACCGGGCGGCTATTGGACCGACAGCAATCCGAACGCCAAGGTCGAAAAAGACCAGATCCAGCTACCGCCCGATCTCGCCGGCTGGCTGCACGAGCTCGAACGGATGTTCGACGAAATGGGCGGCCTGCCGCCGATCGCCCGCGGTCGCGGCGATTCTGGAGTGCGCAGCGGCAGCCACGCCGAGACCCTGGTGCGGATGTTCTCGCCGCGGTTCAAGGATCGCGCGCTGCTGATCGAACGCGACGTCGAAGCGCTCGGCGCTGTCTTTCTTGATATGGCGAAAGCACACGTGGACAAGAAACTAATCGCCTGGATTCCCGCCAACGCGGCGCCACTCGAAGGCGAAAAACCCGATCCGCTGATCGTCCCGCCGGCCCCCGGCTTCGTCGCGCTGCCATTCCAATTCAGCGACCTGGACGACGACGCCGTGGTGACGATCGACTCCCACTCCTCCTCACCAGCCTTTTCGGCGGAAGCCAAGCAGCTCGTCTTCGACCTGCTCAAGATCGGCGCCATGGCGGCCGAAGACGTCGTCCAGAAAGTCGACATCGACGATCCGGAAGGATTGGTGGCCGGCATTCAACGCCGCGCCATCGCCCGTCAAAAAATGGAGCAGGAAGCGCTTGCGCTCAAGGCGCAAACGCATTCCAAGAAATGACGGCTTGCGAGGTTTCACGGGGGCTGATGACATTCCGCGCTAGGTAAAACCCGAACCTCGCCTTGTAGCGCCTTGCACGCTCGCCCGTTGCCGCCGCGGATGCGGGTGGAGTACTACCCGCGCGAACTTGCTTCGCCCATCTTATTTTAGTTTCTCGGTTCGAACTAAACGCAGCGCCGGCTCGCCTTGCTGCTGCGGCAAGATCGCTTTCGGATTGAGCGCCATCTGCTTGAACGCGCCGGCCATGGCGCGACGTCCGAGCATATCCATCCGGTTCTTGAACCGCGGGCCGGCCATGCGCGCAACCTCGGAGCCGGAGAAGAAACTGTCGGCGGCGCGCTGCTGCGCGGCCGGCAGTTTCGGAGCCGCGATCTCGCCCTCGCGGATGTTGTCACGAAGATCAGTAAGTCCATGATCTTTCATGACTATCTGCGCCGTCTGATCGACCGCCTTGACGATCGGTTTGTCGCCGATATGGGCTGGCGGACGACCTTCTTCGATCATCGCCGCAACCCGCTCCTGCGCCCGCTCGCGCGCGATTTCTTCGCGCTGAACTTTACACGCGGCGTCGGGACAAGACGGCGGCTTGCGGCCGGGCTTAGTTGTCACGCGACTATATTCGTTGCCGCATAGATTGCAGCGAAAGTGCTCGCGATAACGACGCGGCTGCAAGTAGCCGTCCGGCTCGAGATAATCAGTTGCAGTGTGATCTTCCATCAACTGGACTCCGATTTAATGTTGCCGGATTGTACGCCGTAAAATCTATTCGCGAAGTCACCATAAAACTGCTGCGGAGGAAAAAACGCCGACGCGATCATCGACTTGGCGATCGTCTCCAGGGCTTTCATCTGTCGCCATGCAATGAACGCCACGAAGTCGTCCTGCCCCCGATAATCGCGTTTTTCCTTCATGAAGTCGTCGAGCTGTTCGGTCATTACGCTCTCCCTCTTACAAACCCTGCCGCGTCGGCCGCCACTCGACCGGCTCGAATTCGATCGGCGACCGGTTGCCGAGCAGACGACAGTCGGTCCAAAACGATCGCGCAACCCACATCCGCTTCGCCGCGTCGCGCATCCGCGTATTGACCCATCGAACCCGCGTCCAATCGCGATTCGGCGCGCGCACTTCAATGATCTCACCATTTTTCGGAGCGGTATCCATTGTGCGCCGTTCCGAAACGTCGTTAATCGGCGGCGGAGCCTGCACTGCTGCTTTAGCCATCACAATCCTCTCACATCTCGCCAGGTCACGAACTCAGGTGGATTATCGGTCCTTTCCTTGGCTTCTTGCAAGAACCGATAGACGACGCCGTTCATTCGCTGCGTGGTGCGGTTGGCGGTGCCCGCCTCTTCCGCCTCGACGCGGCCGCGCGTCAGACCAAGACCCAGCATTTCCGGCCGCCGCCAGTTGAGCCAGGCGCGGCAGGCCAGCGCGCAGGCGAACACCCGGTCATCCTTGCCGTTCGGATTGGTCGAGTCGGGGGCCCCGATCGTGTTGCCGTCCATTATCACGTTATGCATCTCCTCGAGCAGACGCTTGGAGCGGATATCAAGTTCGTTGGTCGCGTAGGCGCCGCGCATCTGATGCATCAGCTCTCGCTTGGTCGAGAAAGTGGACTGGAAACAGTTCAAATAGCCGGCTCCGATCGAATCGGCGCGGTGATAGAGATACCAGCGCGCCCAGCCGAGCGCGTCTTCCCAATCACGCGAGCGCACGTGGTCGGCGTAGGCGGGCGAGCCGAGCAGCCCGCGCACCGTGTCAAACTCCATCAGGACGGTGCGCCCGCCGCCGTCAAGCTCGACGTTGAGAATGCAGTCGCGATAAGCGCCGGCAAGGTGGAACAGAACCCAGCTCGCCCGCTTCAGCTCAACCTCGCTAGTGGCGTATTCGGCCACTTGCACCATCACGTCTGCGTAGCAGCGCCAAATTGAGATTACATTCCTATCGGAATGGTCTGTCCGCCCCCAGGCCGGATCGTAGCCGATCACGTAACGGCCATCTTCGACCGGTTCTTGCCAAACCTTGAGCTCAATCTGCGCGTCGACTTGCTCCGGCGGCAGGCTGGTGTCGACCGGCCTCAGCTTCATCGAAAAGAAGTCGCCGTCGAGATCATATATATAAGGAGTGTAGGCGTAGTCCTCGGCGTGCTCGCTCATATGCTTAAGGTCACGCCCAATCTGCCGGGTCTGGAAGAACGAATAACCCGTCAGCACGAATGCCTGGTCTGCGGTAAAGGGCTGATTTTGCTCGAACATCAGCGAGTCTTCACCCGCCGTGGTCTCGCGCCGCCAGCGATACCAGGCCAGCTGCTCGGGCGAAATCTCATAGGCGTAGAGGGAACGCACCTGATTGATCAGCTCACGCTCCTCCGGATCGCGCGGCCGCTTGCCGTAAACGGCGAAACGGGCGTCCTTCCTCTCGATCCGGTTGACGTCGGAGGCCCACCAGCCAAGGAAATGGCTGCGCTTCGTCAACGGGTCCTCGAACCCGGACTTCCAGCGGTTGTGCCAGACGTTGTCGACGCCTTTGGCGGTTGATTCGTAGATCACCAGCCGGTTCTCATTGGTCTGGGCCAGGGACTCCTCGAACGAAGCTAAAGCTTCGGAGGAAGCGAAGTTGGCCAATTCCGTCGCGTGAGCCAGAACGAAGCCGGTGCCTTCCGCCCACGCCGAGCCCTTGGCGCGGGTGCCAGCCACCTTAAAATGCAGCTCCGATCCGTTCGAGAAACACATCATCTTGACGTTGTCTTTGCCTTTCAGAATGTAAAAATCGTCGCCAAAATAGCCGGGCGGGAAGCTCTCGATGTAGCTACGGATGGTCGACCGGTTCTTGTCCCGATTGGCCTCGGTGTCGGTAACCAGGGCCCCGAGCGTGTTCGGATGCACGGCCAGCCAGAATACGTCGATCGCCAGGCTGATGGTGGTCACCCCGAGCTGCCGCGACTTCAACCAGAAGTGCGTGCGAATGCCGTCGTCCAAGCCTTCCGCCAGCTGGGAGAGGAACCGCCGCTGGCTCTCCCACAAGATCAGCGGCGCGCCGCGCGGATCGGTCGAAGCGACTTCCTTCGACTTGATGCGCAAGTCTTTGACGAACTGCTTGAACGGGACGATCCAACTTGAAGCCTTAGCCACTCATAGCTCCTTAAAAACCTTAGTTGACGTCGTCTTGAATTTTCCGACATCATTCGGCGCGTAGGCGTATTGAACGACGAAGCCTTTCTCACGAGCAAAATCCATCGCTTGACAAAGCGCGTCAAGAGCGGCCTGCATTCGAGTGCGCACTTCATCCACGGTGTTCAAATCGATCAACGCCTGATTCTTTTCCATCACCACGCTCCCATAAAACCGACCGGCTGCGTTTGCAGATTACAGTC